TGTCTGGGTATTTAGCGAACGTTCTGACAAGTTTTACTGCATCCTTGATTTTTTTTTCATCTTCGACGATTTTGGATGCTTCAAGCAATGTCTTTTCAAAGCTGTAAGTAACGGTCTTATTAACGTAAAAATTCAATATGTTTGGAAATGGAATTTCGATATGGTTTAAATGGTTTTCTCTCGCCCATTTGAATCCCTGAAACCTTGCTATTTTCAGAACACTCAAATATTCTTCCTGTGTCTTTACGAACACGCTTTTTCCTGTTAAATCAATCATCAAAATTTCCTCCTGTAATCTCATCAATACACTGGTTCCATCCTTCTGCAAAGCCAGCATCAGACGTATTGGCTGGATAATCTCCATTGTCTTTTTCTGGCAAATCCATAAGCGGACACCAGTCTGGTCTTGATTTACTTTCACAATCATAATGTTCTTCTGTCATCAGAATTACATCGCAATCTAAACAGTCAGCTAATTCACACAAACCCTCATATTCAAGAGCGCTACAGTATGCAGTTCCGAACGGGCAAACATAGCAATTCTCTGGTGTTTCCATCACTAATACTGATTTACTCATGATTCCTCCTCAAGGCAACAATACACTATTGGATCGCCAGTATCACAATCACAATTGTTATAATCAATGTCTTCCAATGCTTTACTTTTTGCTATTTCTATGGCCTCTTCCTTTGTTTCAGCTATAATTCCGTCATAATCAATTGATAATCTCATGCTAACACTTACATCCCATTTACTCATTTGATTCCTCCTGTAATAATTCTGGATTGTCGAAGATATTCCCTCTGACATAAGTTTCTTTGCACCAATATCCAAGTTCATGTCGATAATAGAAATCTTCTGGAAATGCTGCGTAAAATCCTTGATTGTAATCGCCACTTGCGAAACCTGTACCATAGAATCCAAATTTAACCTGTGCATATTCGTCGGACCGCGTTTTTAAAATATCATTTTCCCAAATTTTATTGCCATTCTTGTCGCAAAGTCCTGTGAACTGGCAGAGTGTTTCTGGAACAATTTCCGCATATTCCCATACTTTATAACTATCAGCATGGAAGATTAAATGTTCTTCGTTGCCTAAGAGGTCATATCTTTTCTGATAATACCCCTCAACCCATTTACCATCGTCAATCCGTTTTGCCTTAAAAAGAATTTCTCTCATTCGTTTTCACCATCCTCCGCTTGTCCCGATTCTTCTAACCAATTTTCAACACATGGTAGACAAATATAGCAGCTGCACCAACCTTGTCCTTCTACTATTGCTTTTTGGTTTAACATTCTTTCACCTTTAGGTATCTGTTTTTCGCATACGCAGCATAAATGAGAAACTCTTATTTTTACGATTTTTTCTGTCAAATTGGATTCCGAACCATCCATGTCTCCTGCAAATATCTGGCTATCAATATACATTTCTTCTGGATACTTCAATCAACTCCATCTCCTTCCATTTATTACAAATTCCTTAATTTTCCTTGTACGGTTCTGGAAGTGGCATCCATGCAATAACGGAGTCCTTATCGTCCCACTTCCCGTTTTCGATACCACACATTCCTGTGAATGGTTCTTCCTGTCCGACAAGTTCTCCGTCTAAAGTAGTGATATATGTTCCATCTTCTGGTAATCTCTCACTGACCGGAATCCAACCATGTTCTTTTTCGTCCTGCTCCATGTCAGCCAGAAGAGTATTCACAATATTCAGTGCTGATCCCGGCAGCCCAGCTTTATACTGGGTCTGCCTTTCCAATTCTGCTTTGTACTGCTCAAGACGCTTTCTCACTCTACTCATACAACCACCTCACCGTCTGCTGGCATCTGATAATCAATATGTCCATTTACATAGGCTCCCTGAATCATATCCAGTACCTTCATGGCTTTTGCTTTGGTGGAATATTCAGCCAAAACAAAATATCCTCCATTTCTCTGTGCATCCTGCAAACTCCAACATATAACATTCAACGAATCTGGGAGTTTTAGATTGACTACAATGTTTTCAAACTTTACTAGCGCTGTTTTATCCTGACTTCTGATTAACATTTTGTATCCTCCTAATATCTATCAAATTCAATGCTACTGTCTGAATAGAATCTGTACGCATCCGTTCTGATTTTCTTAACTTTACTCATGATAACTTCTTTCGCTTTACTGACGGCTTCCTCAAAATCTTCTGTTCCTAGATTGTAGTTGAAAATATCCAATGCACTACAGTTGAGAAACAGTGCATCTCCGCAACCAACGTATTTGTGGATAACGATTCCTAAAGAATTGTATTTCAAGGCGAAAACACTCCCGGTTTTGGGCTCTTCTTTGTACTTGGCATTACTTTTGAATTTCATTTTGTGTCCTCCTTCTTCAACATCGGAAACAGCCATCCTGTCTTTTCGTTCAATGCAATTTGATCAAAATTTAGCTCTGATAATTGATACTTTTTATTGCATCTTTCACATGTGAATCCTTTCGTTTTACTGTATTGCCCTATAATTCCACCGCATCCACATCTACAGTGTTTATAATCTATTTCCATCCTCACTTACGCTCCAAATCTTCTGACCAGTTCTTTATTCAAATCCGGGATTCTTACATCTGTTTCAGATTCCAGTTCCTCAACCATGCTCATAAAGCTTCTTTCGCCACGGTTCGCTTGTCCCACAAAATCGTTTGCACAATTGATTACATCCAAAAGTCTTTTAGTCGAAAATCCATGCAATTTCCGTAATGCCAGCATGGTTGTTACCGTGTTAATTGTATTCGCCCAATCGTCACCAGTGCTGAATCCATCGTTGTAAGCCTGATCTTGCATAAATTCAAGCTCTTTTCTCGAATTCTGCATAGCTCTGGCAAACGCCTGTGACATTTGATTATCGCATTCCAACACCCTATTTTTCTTTGGCGCTTTCATCTTTAATTTGCTTCCCATATTTTTCCCTTCCGTATCTGTATTCCGTTAAACGGTACGCTCTCGATATTCCCGGATGTTCTGTGGCAATCAGAGAATCCATCTCTAATTGCCGCATATGTCTCTGGACGGTACACTTTGTAAGGTCTGTTCCATCCATAATTTCTTCATAAGAAGGCATATATCCGTGTTTCTCAAAATACTTGACAAGAAATCTGTAAATATCATTTCTTGCAGATTGTCCCTCATTATATTTCCTCTGACGGTAATTCATACGCAAAACGGCTCTTCCGCCGCAGTATTGCTTTTTTCTGCACGCATTTTATTTAATCTTTCCGCAGCTTTCTTTTTCGCTTCATCGGAATATTTTCTTGGTGGATTGATTTTAATGTAGGAATACGGCAAGTGGGCGAAAATAGATCCATCATTATTTCTGGCAAGAATTTTCACATCATCTGGAAATTCCTTTTCTAATTCCTCACATCTGTTTTTCCAGGTACTCCCATTCTTAGCAGTAAGCCCTACATAATCTCTTCCTGGAATCCACTCAATAACGCATTCGTTTGTGTTTTCTGACATTCAATCACGCTCCTTATATAAAATCTCCTATGCTCATTTGACTATTGCTTTCAAAATTAAGCATTTCGTTTTTTGCTCTGTTATAAAAATTTCTGTCAATTTCAAATCCGTATGCACTTCTGCCAAGTTCCATGGCGGCTCTCAATGTGCTACCACTTCCACAGCAAGGGTCAATTACCACATCCCCAGGGTCAGTAAATATTTCAATCAGTCGTTTTAGAACTGCTACTGGTTTCTGTGCTGGATGAATTTTCGGAATGTCCTTTCCGTCTTTTTCCCACTGGAACCAGTTAAAAACCATCTTTCCAGTTCCACGAATAGTCTTTCCGTTTTCGTCCGTCTGCGCTCCATTTCTGAATTTTGGAAGTTTATCTCTGTAAAACAAAAGTGCATATTCCGTAGCACCTACCACACGCATATTAGCTTTCAATACCTGTGGGCTATAATTTTTAATAAACACAAGCGGTATATAGTGAACAAAGCCATGTTTCGCAGCAGCATTGATCAGAGTTTGAATTTGTTCAAACGAACAGAACACAATCATACATGGTGCGTCTGAACTTCTTCCTCTTACCCCTGCCTTTTTAGGCTCCTTCTTCAACATTTTTGAACAAAAATGGAAGTATTCATATAAATTGAAATTGAAATCAGAGTTAAATGCAGCTTTCCCGGCTAATTTACTTTCACCGTTTTTATTATCTCCCTTCGTATACCACATAGGATTGCTTCCATAAAAGTTATTCCCCACATTATAAGGGACATCCGCAATTACAAGTTGCGCTCTTGGGATTGCATATTTCTTGTAATTCTGCATAGAATCACGATATATTTCACACTTTAATTTCATTTTTAAAGAAGCCCGGTGCACCCTTGCGTCATATGAAGGCAAGCTCCTTTCATTTTTTATTTTTATCTTTGGAATTTAGCCAGTAGAACTACTGGTGTGTTAGAATCAGTGATAGTTTTCTTCGTTGAGTAAGTCGTTGAATTTTTCCAACGCCTTAATAGATACTTTGTTATTTGCTTTTTCTGGTCTGATTGATACATTTAAGTGAGTATCAATGATGTGTTTTAACTCTCTTGCAAGTGTTTTCTTGCCCTGTTGAAGTCCATCTCTATAACCTTTTGCTGGGCGAAATTCATTTATTTTTTCTTTTCCTTCTCCTTGGCTTCCAGATGTTTTATTGTATCGGCATTGGTACCCTTTTTTTGTGTATTCCAATATCCAATACTGTTCCATTTTATCAAGTTGTTCTACTGGATAATGGATAAAATTTATTTTCCACCCATACGGGTTTTCTTTACTGTAAAATCCTCTCTTCTTTATTGATAAATCAATGTGCTGGTACCCAGTAAGATGAGAACACATCCGTTGAATTATATGTACTGCTTGCCCTATATAAAAGTATGGGATTTCGTTTTCATCAGTTCTGGTTAAAAAATAAATTCCACTGCCATCATCAAGTTTCGGATTGATTTTTAGAAGTCTTTTTCGGTTCGTTGCTTCAATAGCTTTTGCCTGTCTAAGTTTTTTATAATCCAACCGGAATCACCCTTTTTCAATCTGGTCAATGAGTTTCTTGCATTCATTTTTAACATAGGCCAAGTGAACGAATTTTGCAATCTGGATCTTTATTTAATTCTCGCCAGTAATCTCCCATTATTTTAAACATTTTTTTGAAGTCTGGTTCTTCCCCGAAATACTGTTCTGCTGTCTCAATATCATAACCATCGAAACAATGAGCACAGTCAAATCCAATCCACCATGTATCATCGTCACAATCGTGTAGAAATGGTTCTGAATAAGTAACTCCACCATGGCAGTAAAGATAACCTAAATCATCAACACTTTTCTTTGCCAGCTTATGGCTGTTAGGTATTCCAACGTATCCGCATCTGTATGCTCTAGGCATGAACAGGACTACACATTGGTAACCTTTATACTCGAATTTAGTTTCTAAAACTGGTTCCATTTATTTGTCACTCCTCCTTAACTAAACGGAAATTCATCTTCCATACCTCCTAAATCTGGCACATCCATGAAACTAGGTTCTGGCGGTGGTACTGGTCGTGTATCTGTTTCCTGTGTTTGCGGTGACTGGCTCTTTCTTTCTGCAAATTCATGTTCTGCAACAAGGCAATCATTTGAGTAGACTTTTTCGCCATTTTTGTTCGTATAGTTTCCAGTCTGCCATTCTCCACGCACATTTACTTTCGTGCCTTTTTTAAGATATTTTTCTGCGAATTCTGCATTTTTGCCAAGGCACACACAAGTGATAAAGTCAGATTTTCTTTCTGTATTCTTTTTCACTCTTCTCTCGACAGCCAAAATATATCTTGCGATTTTGGTATCATTCGTTCCCATTCTGATATCTGGATCAGCAGTTAATCTTCCAGAAAGAATAACAATATTCACAATTTATCACCTCTCAATCTGAATGTCGCATCTAATAAGTGCGTGTTTGATTTTCTTTGCATTTCCTGTTACAGTTTCTTCTTTCCCGATAATAAAGGAAATATCATCTTCCGTTACATTGAATCCTTTTGTTTTGATATGTTCCATGATGATTTCTTTGATTTCATCTGTGCAAATTCCGATTGTAATTTCCAATGGTGTTACCTCCCTGGTTTGTAGGCTGGCGGCATTGGCTGCCATGCAATGACTGGATAATATGCAAAGCCATATGCTTCTACACTTCCCCATTTTCCATCTCCTAAATAAGTAAGACTTGTTGGTAAAATAGCCCCCTTAATTGTAACTGTATATTCTTTTCAATCTCCGGGATTTTCTCCTTTGTCTGGTTCCAGCGGTAACTTCACATCTGTTGGAATCCACATATCCGCAGAACTGTAGGAACAAATCAGTTCTTCAACTTTCTTGATTGCATCATTCCAACCTTTGTCGTACTTACATTCCTGTTCGGAAGGTTCTAACTTTTTCAGTTTGTCAAGTGTTTTTAAGAAGATTTTCATTAATAATCATCCTCCTTTGACTTTTCAAATGAAATATCAATCGGCATTTTCCATTCGGATTCTGTACACTTAACAATAGCCTGTAAAAAAGAAGCAACAATATTCTTTCTGAAATCTGCACTCTTTAGCTGTTTTCTTATCTCTTCTGCAAATTCCTCACGGTTTTCGTTTACATATTTTTCAATTTCTTCCTTTACCGTATTTTTTACAATGTCTTCTGCGAGCCAGTCAAAATATGGTCTTGCGTTCCAACTCCCTTTATCACAAAATTTTCCTTCTTTATCAACATACCTATTCGTCATTGTTTTTATCGCATCACGTACAATAACGGATGGGTCGCCTAATGCCTTTACGATTCCGGCGTGAACTTCTTCTTGTATTGCTGCTTTTATTACATCGTCACTGATATTTAAACTCATCATATTTCCCATAGCTAATCCTCCTTAACTTTCTCAATAGTTTCTTTTATTGCTTCTTTCACAGCCTTGGTTTTAATCATCTTATCTGCCAAGGCTTTTGCCGCTTCCTGTACGATCACGCTTTCGTTCTTTTCCAAGATTTCTCCAATCTGCATACGAACCATTCTTTTCAACGGCTCATTGGTATCCCTACTTCCGTATGTGGATTTTTCGTAAACAACCTCTTTAATTTCCTTGGTATTTTTTTCAACTACCCTGTCCTCAACATTTTTACGGATTTCCTTTGCAATTTCTTCCTCATTAACACCAATCGTTACTGGTATACTGAACACGCTCATTTACAGTTCTCCTCTCCTACTTCAACCGCTGATTTAAGGGTTTCGTAATAATTAATTCTGCCTTTTAATGTTTTTAATTCATTGTCGTATTTTTTTAAAAATACTTCTTTTGCTTTTTGATAATCAGGTGTATCTAAGACAACAGCCTTACTGTAGTCATTTATAAAGGAGCCTATTGATTCTTTTCTTACAAACGAAGCGTATACTCCGTTAGGGAATTCGGTTTTTGGTTTATATGTCTTTGGCTTTTCTATTACCTCACACTCTTCAAGATGAAGATTCCATTTACCTGTTTTTCTATCCGTGTCCAGAATGTAAAAATACAGTTTCATTTTAGTTTCCCCTTTCAATCATTCAGCTGAATTATTTTCCTTATCATCTTCAATTGCTTTCCCAAGGCAAGCCATAACAGATGCACAATCAAGCAGTATTTCTCTTTCTCTGATGTTTCTTCCGTCTTTTGTATGCCAATCTCCTACTATATAAAGTTCGGCATTTGCAGAAAGAATATCTGTTTTCATATCCCAGTATTTAATATGGATTTCATAAGCTGCATTTGCAGAAATTGGATTTACATAAATTCCTTTTGTTACTTCTTTCCAATCTTTTAAGTCAATTGATACCATCTATTTCTCCTTTCAAAACGGACATAAGTCCAAGTTAACTTCAAGTCCAGGTCTGGCAATCTGCACCAGGGCATCATCCCAAACCACTGCTTCTTTTATCTCTTTCAAAATCTGTTCCGGGTCAGCTGTTTCATTACTCAAATGCACCAATGTTACCGTCCGTAATGCTGCCGTATGGTTTGTATTTACTAAGCTTTTGCAAGTATCTAAGGAACAATGCCCTTTAAGCCTGTGCGTGTAATTTTCAGCTGTTTTGTCAACCAATTCTTTACAATAGTTGCACTCAATAACCAAGTGATTCAGTCGCATTGCTTTGAAGTTGTACTTGCAGTATTCAAAGTCTGTCATGTACAACAGTTTTCCCATCTCTTCATGCTCCACGATATAACCATAATTGAAACACGGAATAAGTTGCCCTGTATCCTTGTCCCTTGTAGTATGCGGCAGATAAAACGGTATTACCGTAAACGAGCCAACCCGAAACGGTCTTTTCTCTGGAACGCCTTTCATTAATTCTCCAGTGATGATTTTCAGGTGTTCCACGGTTTCATCATTGGTGTAAATCTGAATACCTAAATTCATTAGATTTTTAAATGATTCACGGTGATCGCTCAACCGTGTTCATGGGTAAGAAGCACACCTGAAACATCACTTGTTCTGTAATCAATGGCTTTCAAAATATCTTTGTATCTGCATCCGCAATCCAGAAGAAGTATTTCTCCGCTGTTGGATTTCAGAAAATAGCAGTTTCCATTGGTACTCCCTGTGTTGACAACTCGCATGAACATTTTTTATCACCTCGCTTTCATTCTTTTTTCGATATCCAAATCCACACTGTGGCATAATTTGACGCAATCTCCGTGCAGCATATGGTCTTTACATGAGAGATATTTTACTTGAAACTCTAATTCTGACATTTTCCTATCATTTACAGCCTTAACCCATTTTCGGACTTTCTTTTGTGTTTTTCGTTTTTTGTCTCCTCGAAGTTTTCTAATATACTCCCCATTAGAAGTTACATAATGATGAAAGCCAAGATAGCACAATCCCATTCTAAATGGCACAATCTGTGATTTAGTATTCAATTGTATTTTAAGGCTTTCGGTCATAATCCGGATAGCTTCAAGTATTTCTCTGGCTTCTTCTTTACTTTTACAAATCACATAGAAATCATCATTATACCTTCCGTAATGCTGTATTCCGTATTCAATTGTTATCATTTGATCCAACGAATGCAGTAACAGTAAAGCGTATTTCTGATTAACTTGATTTCCAAGTGGAAGTCCTGGATTCTCGGCGCTGTCAATAAATAGATGATTTAACCATACTGTAAATTCATCATCAAAATAGTAATCCACCACGTCTTTCATAATTTCATGATCTATGCTGTAAAAATATTTACGAATATCGCATTTTACAATCCAGCCATTTAAACCATTTTTACTGTAAAATTCCAACATATGATCTCGAAGACCATCCATTGCCATATAATGACCTTTTCCGATTTGTCCTGCTGTGTTCCATTTTATAAAAATATTATTTAATTTCGGCGTAAGAATGTAGTCTGAAAAGCATCTCTGTACCGTCTTGTCTTTGAAAGAACACGATTCTATGATGCGTTCTTTCGGTTCATATATTTTGAATTTATTATACGGTGCTATGGAATACGTTTGATTTTCCAATTGTTCCTTCAATGTTTGGATTCCTTCCAACGCCATAATAGAAAACCTGGCAGTGCCGGAATTGAATTTCTTATCTGCCTTAACTCGTTTGTAAGATGAATACAAGTTTTCAAAATTTGCCACAATTTCTTTATCCATTTATTTTGTTCCTTTATATTTATCCATTGCGGAAAGGTTATGCATTTGCTTGTATCTATTCGGATTTCAGCTTTCTGCTTACTCTGTCTGCCTGTGATACAGGTTGGGCGAACACCGTTGTCATTGTTGCAGTTATTGTTGTTGACGTTACCCGAGGAGGAAACAACGGCTCTACAACGCATAACCTATAAAAATCATCTGTTTCTGTCTTTTGTTCTCCAAGCAATCGCCATATGCTTAATATCTGTAACCATTTTCGACCATGCCTCCATACTTCCCGAATTAATGATATTAAGCTCGTATGAAAGCTCTATATAAAAGAGAAGTTCATCACAATATGTAATTGCTTTTGTCTGTAATTCTAGCCTTTCTCTCTTATAATCTTTCAAATCTGTTCGATTGGCTTCAAAGAGCTTAGCGTGTATTTCGAGCGATTTGTTCTGCATTTTATCAACTAAAGAAAATCTGAATTTCTTAGGATATCTCCTCGCGTTACTGGTTACTATAAGCGTGTGCTTTGCTAACTGCTTGGCTTTTATTATCACCTGTAAATCTTCATTTGCCATTATTAATCCTCGCCTGATTCAAAGATTGAAGAGGAAAAGATACAAACTGGGCGAACACCGTAGTCATAGTAGCAGTAATTGAAGTAGACGTTACCCGAGGAGGAAACAACGGCTACGCTCTTAAAATAATCATTGTAAGGTGTACTCCATGGTGTAATAAGCCACCACCATTTATCCATATTTGGCAAATATTTCCTGTATTTTCTGTATTCATCCACGGTTAAGAGTGAAATCTTATCTCTACAAGTTCCATATTCAGTCTGCCCGTCCAATGCCAACAGGTTACGGTCAAATTCAACAACTGCATTTCCATCGAAAGGCGTATTAATTTTTTCTAAAAATGATGTGTTTAATTCTTCTCTTAAAGAACTTTCTTTCCAATTGCTGGAATCTGAATCAAACATTCTTGTTTTACCATAAAAACTATTTAAAATTGCAAAATATCCATCCGGAAGCTTGTCCAGGATCATCCATTCCATACCGGAAATTTCAACCACTTCCCCGGGTTTCGGAGTGCCCATGTGTTTCTTTTTGTAATCCTCGAATTCCTCTGTAATTCTTTTTATTTCTGACTCAAAATATTTCAAATCTTTTTTCATTTTTATTCCTCCACCTTAGATACAAAGAGATTAGATTTTAAGATACAAACTGGGCGAACACCGTTGACACCGATGCAGACATAGTTGCCGACGTTACCCGAGGAGGAAACAACGGCAACGCTATTCCATCCGCGTTCTTTTGTTGACCAAGATGTACATGTCCAATACCAGTCATTAAGTTTTTTGTTCGGAGTTAATTCCGTATATTTTCTTGCTTCATCAAATGTAAGAGGTCTGATTTTACATTTCACCGAAACGCCTGTATTCTGACCGTCGACCGTAATAAGATCTGCTTCATGTGTTTCAATATTCTCCGCACCAAATTCCTCTTCAAAATTCGCTAAAATTTCCGTGTCACAAAGTTCTTTTAATTCAGACTCTAAATAATCTGCATTATCCCCGAATTTTACATTTTCTTTTACAAGGTTAAAAGAAACTATCTTGGTGGTATTTTCATACTGTTCCAACACTTTGTATTTTCTTTTACCTGTAGTTTGGAATACATCACCAGGGTTCAACTCTGATAATTTGATTTTCCCACTTTTCTCCTGCTTCTCTAAAAGTTCAACCAGTTCTTTTGCTTTCTTTAAAATTTCATTCATAACTATTATCCCTCCTAGTTTTCCTCATTCACTACAATACCGCCATGGATAATAACCCTCTTTCCGTCCGAATCATCAAAATAAACTTCATTTTCAGATTCAGAAACATCGAACTTCCCAGACCAGGACTTGATTTTACCGCCGTTGTAATCGTAAACAGTTACGGTACGGTTCAAACCACCGTCAATATCACTAGACAGTGATTTTAATGATCTGCTACAGGAAGAACAACCGCTAAACATTGTGATTGCTGTAATCCCTGTGATTAATACTGCTGTCTTAATACATTTATGCTTCATTTTGGCTCTCCTTTTACATTGTAAGTCGGATTATAATGAGTACCACATATGTAATAACATTTAAAAGAATAATTAAATTGGTTCGATTGTATTCATTTTCTCGAATAAAAGATACTATCCATACCAAAAGTGCTATTGAAAGCAAAATAATAAGCACAATTGTGGAAGTTTCCATCCTACATTTCCTCCTGGCTCATAAATGACGGAATTTCTGTTTCCACTGGCTCTGCTGCCGGGATTGGTTCTTTCTCTTCTGTTTTTACGGTTTCGGCTACGGTTGGCTGCTTTGGCTTTTCTTCGATTGCTTCTGGCTGTGGAATGAATTCTTCTACATTGGCATTCTGTTTGATTTCTTCCTGCACTTCCCTGTACGTAGCATCCATCATGTTATATTCATAAGCCTGCACCGGATTATCCCATTTCTTAGGAATAGACTTCATAATGTTGTTTCGCATCTTACGAATAATCATTGATTCTCTGGATTGTGTTTCATAATAAGACGGTGAAATATACGGTCTTAATTCCTCACAGTCAATGATTGCTTCCAGTTCTCCAATGTCAGAGACCTTTTTCATGATTTCTTTTTTCTTTGCTTCAATTTGAGCTTTCTGCGCATCTGTAGCTTTATATCTGTCTGCACAAATTCCAAACGTTTCATTCTGGAGATTATTCTTGATGTGCGCTGCAAGATTCTTCAGTACATCTGCTCTTTCACAAGAAAGATATTCAATATGTCCGTCCTTATACTGAATCGGATATACGATACGCACTACCTTACCTACACCAGACTCTTCCCATTCTGGCGGTGTGATTTCCACACCCTTATGTCTTGGTGGGATATACTTATCACCTTCTCTGACTTTCCAGTACGGGAATACTTTAGCTACATCGACACCATATCTGCTTACAAGAGCGTCATTTCCATCGCCCTCAATCGCAAATTCGATTTTCTTCTCCCACTGAGGTTTCTGCCCTTTCGCCGCTATGTTTACGTTTCTGATTTGGAAATAACACTCTCTCGGCTGTGCGTTTGCGTTCAGTTTTAACGCTGCTACTTTGCTCAGAATGAATTTAAGGTTAGAGCCATTAATTGCTTCAAAACTCACTCCACTCTCATGCACCATCTGGAAAATAGATCCCATTGCTGCCACTACGCAATCCTTTGAGTAGGAATCAAATTCCATTCCTCTTGAAGTTAAATCTCTTTCCATTAAATCAACATAACGATTTGTGTAGTAGGAAAGCTGTGTGTTAAAATTTGCTACCTGTGTGTTTTCTGTCATTTTAATTCTCCTTTTCTTTATTTATATGCTCAGTGGCATATGAAACAGGATGAAATAATTTGTCCTATGTTGAATTGTAATTTCCTGTTCTTTCATTAACTGTTTTATTTTTTCCTGTTGTGCTTTCCGGGCATTCACCCGGATTCATATGCCACCGATTTTTTATTTACTATACGTGGAATCTGCCTTGAAAAAATGTTTTCCCCATGTTGCTGTTAGCATTTTCCCCTCCTAATTATCAGATTCCTTTTACTTTCAAATCCCCATCCGTCACTCTCAGAATAATCATCTGCCTGTCTAATACAGGAATTCTGCTTTTGTCAATGCTCTCCGAATCATCAATCCAAATCGGCAGATTCAGCCCATTCATTTCCTGTAATCCATTCAGTAAATCGACCTCACACAGAATCTTATCTGAATGATTCAATCCACTATTGTAGTCAATTCCATTACAGATCATCTTGCAAGTTTCCACTGGATTTCCCTCAATCGTGTAATCAAGGAAACTGAACTGGAAATGGTGGAAAAATGGATTGATTTTCTCTGCCAGAGCTTTGTTTTTCTGAATTGAGAAGTTAAGAACGGTGTCAATGTTCTTTTCAATATCAGCTTGTACTTGTCCAAGGCTTTTCAGTTCCTCATTCAGTTCGGCTACTTGCTTTTCTTTTTCTGTGACTGCTGCCTGTGCAATTTTGATATCTGCATCCACATTGGAAATCTGTTTCATAACATTGCTGATCTGAACTCTCAATTCCTGTTTCTTTCCAGGAATATCTTCAAATGATTTCAGTTTCTCTTCAAGTTCTGCAATTCTCGCTGTAACCGCAAGATATTCTTCATCATTTGTCATATCTACAGATTCTGGAAGCTCCGTAAATTTGGACTGTTCTTCCTTAATCTTCTTAGTAAGTTCAGCAACTTCATCCTGTGCTACGCCGATTTCCGACTGTAATTTGCTGATTTCCTCGTTGGCTTTCTTTAATTTTGCAGAAGCAGAATTTCCAAGGTCGCAAATTCCTTTTAACTGGTTCTGCTTTGCTGATTCCCAATTTTTCTTTTGGGTTAATTCAGTTTCAATTCTAAACTTCTTCTTTTCTTCAAAGGAGGCTTTCAATTCGGCAACCTGTTCTTCCGGCAGTTCCTGTCCGCAGGTGGGGCAAATGGTATCAGAATCATTGAATGTTTCAGCTTCAATAGCTTTCAGTCTAGAATCATTCCACTCCTTTTCTTTGATTCTTGGATAGTCCTGTCTGGCTCTATCCAAGTCAGCTTTTGCCTGTTTTGCTTCCCTTATGTGGTTATCCAGTTCCATTTCCAACATTCGGATAGCTGATTCTTTTTCAATTTTATTTTTTGCAAGGTCGTAATACACATTCATAATGGCTGCTTTTTTGTCTTTCAGCTCTTTGTCTGCCTTGCTAACCAGACCATCCCTGGAAGATTTCAAACCACGGATTTCATATGAAAGGCTGTCGTAACCTTTTGATGAATCTTCAAGAATCCGTTCCTGTTCTTCCAGTTTGGAAAGTTCCGCATTAAGCTCCTGTTTTTTGGATTCTAAGGAGGAAGTATCTTCTGCTTCAACGCTTCGATTGGTTTCATATGCAATCTCCGTGTTTTTGGCATCCACCTTTTTCTTCTGTGCATTTAGTTCCTTTCGGAGCTTCTTCAAGGTATCCTCTACGGAATGCCCCTTTGTGATTTCTTCCACATGAGCATACTGTGGATTCTCTTCCATAAACTGAGCAATATCGAAACCAGACATCTTTTCCAGTACCTTTCTGGATTCTGCGGTTGACTTCTGTAATGTGTCCAGAAATGGTTTTGGATTACTGCACATCAGAAGCGTTGAAGGCTCTGCTATTGACTGGATGAACTCGGTATAATCCTTTGATTTAGCCGGGAATCCGTCAATTTCATAAGAAGTTTCATTTCCATCAAACACCTCTTCTGACTGTCCTCTTGGTTTTCTCCACTTCTGCTTTGTGATTTTGCGGATCACTTTTTCTTTCCCATCAATCGCAAGTGTAAGCTCTCTTACAACATCAACCTTTGGCACTTCCACGCCATTTTCTTTTCTGCGAATAGAAGTCGGTTCTGTACCATTCGCCATCTTTCCTGTCAAAACGTCCAAATATGCGTCCTGCAATGTGGATTTTCCTTCTCTGTTTCTGCCAGAAATCTCTGTTCTAGGAAACAAATCTACAGACTTACTCGGAAACTTCTTGTAATTCTCCAACGAAATCTTTTTTACTTCCACTTTCATGCTCGATTATCCTCCCTATTGATACCTCATATGCAGTTCTAAGCTCTACTTCATCACCGGATAATTTTTTATGATAAATCCGACTCTGGATTCTTCCGATTATTTTTACGAAATCTCCAACCTTAAAATCAGCAGCTTCTCTGGCTTCTTTCCACCATGCTATACATGGGATATAATCTGTTCTTCGCAAGTCATATTCATTGCAAGCAATCATCAAATCACAGATTTCTTTTCCTATTGGTGTTTTGCGGTAAATAGGAGGCTTGCAAAGATAACCTTCCAGAATGATTTTGTTTTCACCTTCTGCGCTCCCATCACCATCTCCACACCAGATTGTTTCCGCTTTGATTTCAAGAATCAAATGTGACTTTCCACTTTCATGTTTGTTTGAAGAACTGTATCTTCCTTCAACATAGACGTGTTTTCCGAGCTTTAAACCTTCCGTCTGCTTTTCTTCAACAATTATCGGAAGTAAATCTACGTTCCCGCTGGTACGCTTTGCACCAATATAGAATCTTCCGAATTTTTCTCCGTCCTTGAAAAACGTTCCTGGCTGAATGTCCATTATTACGCCAAATATCTGAACTTCATTCTTATTATTCTTCATCCTACAATTTCTCCATTTCTTTTACGGAAATCTCATATACACTTTCCGTTTCTTCCCCATTAACATAAACATCACGGCTCATTAACCTGCCAGTTACTTTAATTTAATCATTTCTTTTAACGTCTACCGCCAGATCAGCCCCTTTTCCCCATAAAGTACAGCGAATAAAGTCTGCTCTTTCTGAAAAATCTCTTGGAATTGCCACGAAAAGATTTAAAACTTTCCTGTGCGTTACTGGTGTAAGTTTTGCATATGGCTCTTTCGTGCAACTTCTGGCAACAAACTCTACTTCGTTTATATCACCATCTGGAACCTGTTCTTCCAGGATTTCCACCTCGTCAGCTGCGATATAATTAACATTGTGGTGCTTGTTTGGATTTTTAGAAGTGTCCATACTTCTAATTGCTCCTGTTACCACAACTTCTTTTCCGTTATAATAATTGTCACGTACAATGGAATCTTCTATAACGATTGGAAACATATCTACTGCACCGCTTTTACGAATAACTGTCAGCATGAATTTGTAATAGTATCTTTCGTAATGCTCGTGGCTGAACACTATTTCCCCGGCTCTGCCGGATAATCTTACTTTGTTTAATCTTTGCATTTATTTTTCCTCCATTCCTAATATAATAGGAAGAAACACCATTGAGAATAAGACTGTTGATACGAAGAAAACCCCGATAACATCAAATGATGTGAGCATCCATGTGACTGAGAAGATCACTGCAAACACCCCTATCCCTACAAATATTTCTCCTACTGTCTTTACCACCTCTTTCATTTTGTCCTCACTTTCTTCTGAATGTGGTTACTGCAAGTGCAGCTGCCAGAATAGCGATAATTATATTTCTTGCCATCAGCTTTTCTTCCAGATCAGCAATGATTTCACTGGAAAGTGGCTGATTTTCGCCATTTTTTTGCATAAAAAATCCTCCTGTTATATTTTTGTTTGTCAAATACAGGAGGTTGTGTTATAATAATCCTGTATTTAACTAACTCATTCTTAGTTAGATACCGTCCTGGTTGGTGTGTCAGCACCTTCCAGGGCAACTTAATCTACTTCTACAAATTTTCCATCTTTCAACATATAGAAAGTATCTTCTTTAATATTTTCACCATCTACTTTTGTAGATTTTACATCTACAATATGGTATTCCTCTTCAATTTCTTTCCATTCAGCCAGTACGATGAAACATCCGATTTTTCCCTTTGCTTTTGATCCAAGTCCTGTAGCTAAAGCAATGCTTTCCTTTCCTTCAACAATTGCCGCTGACCGATATCCAGTATTGGTTGCCGCTGACCGATATCCAGTATTGGTTGCCGCTGACTGATCTCCAGTATTGGTTGCCTTATCATTTTCCCAATCAACTTGTTCTTTGATATACTCAACGCCAGCTTTTATAATTCCGGCAATTCCAATCTCTGCTTTTACGAAAATTTTCTTTCCAACTCTCTTGCTATCATCAGATGATTTCTGATCATTCGCTTCAAGTTCAACTTCACAATATCTGGAATCCGAAGGAGGATAATACCCAAATACATCCATTGGAAATTCGCAAGCATGGAATCCACAATTACAAATGTCTGCTGTTTCTTCTGTGTATTCTTTTCCAATTTCATACTGGAAATCTCTACACTTTAAGTCTTTGTCAAAGCCCTTGAAGCATTTCATCCTTTCTTTTCCTCCTTTGGCTCCTCCACATCAAGTCCCAGCATTCTAAATGCCATGTCCTTTGTGAAATCATAATCCTTCACACTATTCGCCCAAGCTTCAAACGCCTTTAATCTTCCAACCAGAAGTGCATATTCTTCATTGGTGTTCTCGGGAATATAATCTGTGCTTTTAGTTTCTCCCATAGTTAATCCTCCTTCCCACTCATTTCAAAAGCCGCCTTCAACATTCCAGCTGCAAGAATTAAAGATAATTCCTTATTTTTCTCTATAACTTTCTCTCTGCGTTCCTCATCACTCAAAAAGCCTACTTCAGCGGAATCCTTAAGAATTTTAATTGCTTCCTTCTCGTTAAATTTCCCGTTTTCAACCATTTCTTTCTTGAGGGTATCAGTAATTACGGCATACTCAGATAATAAATCTGCCATGACTCCCTCGATTTTGATGGTTTCGTTTTTAATTTTAATCATGCTGTTTTTCCTCCATATTTTCTTTTATTCTCTCCATCTGAATGTTATAATGTGTTCAGAAAGGAGGTGTGTTAAAATGTTTCTCAAATTAAAAGTTTCCTGTAACTGTCGTTGTAGCTACTACTTGAATGAAGCAATAAGTGCGGATAAAATTTCGTGTCCAAACTGTGGCAAAGAACATCCGTATTCAAAAGAAATTCTTTCAATGCTTCATACCGCAAATGAAATTCAAGATGTATTTGATTCTGACGGTTTTGATATTAAAAGCATTACCACAGAAGTCATTCTTTGACCGGAATATATGAAGTTTCTTCAACAACCAACTTCATAAATTCTAAGAACCCTTTTGCTTCTGTAACGGACAGATGGCATTCGGCAATTTCATCCTTTACCTTTTTGTAAAGTTCATCTGCTTTCTGTCCGTTTCTTCTTCTAAATTCTAAATATTTCTGTCCCTCATGGCTTGACAGCTTTTCAGATAAATATTTTTCAACATTCATTATGTTCTTCCTCTCCTAACTTGCCATTTCATTTCCAAGAAACTTGTTGATAAAATACAGTTGTCCTTTTCCAGTAACTTTTGTGGTTCTCGTTATTCTGACACTTCCGTCTGGATTCTGAACACTGGATTCCTTAACTTCAAATAGCCCTTGTTCAATGTATCTCTGCATTGGCATATTGTAACTTGCACCAGACTTCATCAAATATCCATTTTCTCGCATCCACTGGAATAATCTCTTCTGTCCTGTCTGGACACCGTTCTGGCAAATCAACTTTGCAAGATCACCAATAAGGATTGAAGTGTGGCTGGTTGATACCGCATCGGCAAAGATCGTTTTCGGCTTGTCTGCTTCAATTTTTAGTCTTTGTTTTTCGATAATCTTGTCTCTCTCTGCGATTTTCTTCTGTGCTACCAGAATTGCTTTCGCCATCAATTCTTCATCAGAAAGAGTTTCTTGTCCTAAAATGTAACCGCCATGCTTGCGAATGGATGGTAGGACTTCATCTGTCACCCAATCTGTAAAACGTTGTGCCGATTCTTTTCGACTTTGGAATATTGTTTTGTACAAATTAGCTTCATTGATGTACAGAAGTTTCTGGTTTCCTCCTTTTGTAAGGGTATCCATAGTACGGATACCCTTTTCGGATAACCGTTGTTTTACATTTCCAACATTTGTTATCTCCAACGCTCTGCAAACATCAGATAAACAAAACATTGGTTCGCTTTCAACCATTACTATCCGAATATCTCCGAACTCTGGCGAATTAAAAATCTGTAATTCGTTCATTAGTCTCCTTTCTGTGATATAATCTCCTTTAGGAAGGAGGTGCTAATAATGGATAACTTTCAAATTGCTCACGACTTAGCTGTTGCCAAAGCAGTTAAGGAAGGTTCTGGTTCAAAAGAAATTCTTAATTTATACCACACATACAACGATGAATTTCTTACCTTGTTAAACAAAGAACCTGTCAAAGTTGGTAAAGCAACTGCAACAGAATACCCATCAGCTAAATAATTATCTGGTGTGCTTTATGTAATCTCTTTTACATAGAGCACATCTACTGGATTAAATTTCAAACAATATTGCTTTCCAGCGTCATTCCATTCCAAACGTATCAGTTGATCTCTAATGTCTGGTTTCACAATATCATCTGGGAACACACACGGAATTTCGATTGTTTCCCCATTTTTAAATTTGATAATTGTCATCTTCTCCTTATAATCTCTCCTTTCTTGTGTTATACTCCCTATAAGAGGGGAGGTGATGATTATTGTTGTTTAATGGTTTCTGTGATAAGCAGAACAAAAATTATTCCATTGAAGCTTCTCTCATTAATACTGGATCATTGGATGATTTGACGCCTAATTACACAATAGGTCGAATTAAGTGTAATTATGCAAGCAAAACTGGATGTTGTTCAAATCCGAAACAATGTTCCATTTTAAAAGCTTCAAAATAATTCTGTTTGGCTCTCTGAAAAATGGGAGCCTTACTCTAGTGAAAAAGTCATCATCCGTGGATTATCTTTAAATTTTATACCCTCAATTTCACCTACTCCATTTTGATTAACTTTCAAAAATTGTAAATCTGTAGATAAATCAAAAGCATTCAGATCAATAGAAAGTATAGGTTCTGAATCTCCAACTCCCTGTTTCAACTCAAAACTCCTTACGCCTTCGAGTTTGTGACCATCCACAAGGATTTCTGTGAAGATTCCTTCATTGCCATTTACTTGCCGGATTTCGATTTTTGATGTTTTCATTAGTCTCCTTTCTTTCCATCATCATAGAATTTTGAGGTTCAAGAAGAGGTCTATCAATAATGCGTTTTTCGATGCTTTTCTTATCTTTTTTAGAAACTCGTTTTTTTGGCTGCTCCATGATATTGTGAATAGCTTGGAGCTCTTCCAAAATAGCGCAAAGAACGTTATATGTACTACTCATTTTCCAACCTCTCTTTTAATCTGAATCAACAGTTTCTTTTTTATCTGTTTTTTGCTCCAGACTGTTATCAGAAAAACTTTCCACTTTCCCGAGAATGTAGCCTTTATCAAACTCTGACATTTTCGGGATTGCTTCTTTCAGCTTTTCTACGATTCGCTTTTCTTTCTCTGACATTTTCTATTTCACCTCCTTCTTTTTACGCGCAATATTTAATTTCGTATTCAGTTACGATTTTGGAGAAAATCTCTCGCAGCTTTTTATCGTCATCGATGACGTCCATTTTGTTTAGTGAATTAATCTCTGTTTTGGTGCAACCATTTTCAGCCATGCGTTTTCGCTTATTTCTTAATCTTGTATTCAGATCACATCCAGCCCGGCGTTCCAATTCTGTGTACATTTCTGTTCTAAGCATTTTAAACTCTGCTCCAGCACCTTTTTGTATGCGATTGAATTTAGAATTAATTTCTGAACGCCAGTTATCAAATACAGGCTTAACCGCTTCTTTGATGTTCTCTGTAGTTGCAACAGCTTTATCTGCGGTTTCTTTGGCAATTAAAATCTGCCTGTCTCTTTCTTTGTCGGCAAGTTCTTTTTCAACCATCTGTGAAAGTAGTCCCTGTAACATTTGAAGCTCTGGTGACAATGCTCTTTTTACAGTTTCTTTGGTTTTGAAATATCCATTTACAAGCTGTCTCTGAACATCCCATGCTAAATCGTCTGTAAAGGACTTAACCAACATCAGATAACCTTGTTCTGTGGCAAGAATAACTTTTTCTGGAACACCGCCCTGTGGTCTTTCCAAACCAAGCGTCCGAATTTCGGACGGCTGAGTTATAACGAAGAAATCTTCTCCTTCAATAAAGTGATTTCGATTGTCGTTGAATCTCTTCCTTGCCGTTCCGTCTGGTCTGCCGTGTACCATATCAATATCTTTGAATGTAACAACTCGCTGACCGTTATACTCTTTTATTGAGATATCTGAATTTCCAATATGCACTAACTGGTTCGTGTTTATCACTCCTTTCTTAATCTGATTTTCAATTCCGTTTTGTGTTGAAAATATTTTTCCTATGTGTTAAAATTCTTTCATACCCAAATAATGGGCAATGAAAGGAGTTGTTTGCTTTGACCCAACTTTTGAATTTGCCCTGTTCCTTATTGTAGGTTGCAAGCAGAGTAACCTGCGTTACCAAAGTACGTTAAGCAATTTCGTTCACCGTATTGAACAAAATTCCTACATTCGCCAACTAATGGGCAGCTAATCTTTTTTACTCAATCGCAGAACTAAAACTGCGTAAGTGGCGAAGTGTTTCAAGAAACATTTGGTGCTGCTTATGTGACTGAACAAGTGCGTTCAGTCTGCAAAACACATAAGGTAAACAAATTTAGGCAAGAACTGATAGGACAGCACTCCTGTCAGTTTTTTTGCTATTCTTCTTTAAACAGATATTCCAGATCATATTCTGGAAAAAGTTCCTTTTTAGAAAGGACTGCTTCTGGATACGTAAAAGGTGTTTTTCCCTTTATCTTGTTCTGAATAGTCCTTTCATCAACGCCAAGAACCTTTGCAAACGCTCTGATTGTAATTCCTTTATCGTCAAGAACTTTTTTCAAGTTATTCAACACTTTAACTTACCTCCCTTGCTTTGCTCTTATCTCTTAATGCGACTGCGTAACCCAAAGCCATCCGCAAATCAAATTGTTATTTTCCCACCTCCTTATGAGCTTTCCTTTTTACAAGTTTCATCATCCTCTATAAAATCAGATACTGAAATTCCAAAAAACTTTGCAATTAAAGATAATTTATCAAGCTTCAAGTTGTAATCCCCGCGGCTCCATTGCGTAAATACAGCAGTAGAAATTCCAGTTCCAACAGAAACTTGGTATTCGGATAAGTTTGCTTTTTCTCTTAACTCTTTGAATTTTTGATAAGCATAAGATTTGTTTTCTAGTTCTTGCAAAATTGCATCTCCTTTCTTTCAGATATTTTATATAGATAGTATTGACAATAACTAAGTTTTCTTATATAATCATAATTGCGAGTTAGAATTAAATAAGTTTCTTAGTTGTTGCCATGCTATCTTTTTTTGTTTCTCTTGCTAAGATTTCTTAGCTTGTATAAAGAATATCATAGTTTTCTTAGTATGTCAACAATTATTTATTAAGTTTTCTTAATTTTGATAGGAGAAAATATGTACTACGAAAATTTTGATCTTCTTTGCAAGAAAAATAATGTAAAACCAAGTGATGTTTCTAAAAGCACCCAAATCTCTACAGCAACTCTTTCTAGTTGGAAAAAAGGTACTTATACCCCAAAGCAAGATAAATTACAGAAAATTGCAGATTATTTTAAAGTATCAGTGGATTATTTGATGACTGGAGAAAATGTTATCGAAGAATTTTCAGATGAATCAGCAAGTTTGGTATTTCAGATAAGAAAGGACTTAGAGCTATCCGAAGCATTAAGAAAATATTTTAAGTTATCAGATGTTAAAAAGAAACATGTGGTGGAATTGATTAATTTGTTGAGTGAATAAAGGAGAAAGTATGTATAATTACGAAGATTTGTACAATATTGCAATGAAGCAGATTTCAAGTCAAGAAATTGAGCCTTTACCAATAACATACGCATATTCGGATACGCAATTTGAGATACTAGTAAAGTACATCAAGGAGTTTGAAGAAAGTTTAGATTCTGAACATGAAGTCGGACTTCTTTTAACCAACTTTGGTAAAACTGTTACAATGCAGGTTACTGAAATCAGCTATGAGAAGTCCGTACTAATGATTTTTAAAGGTTATGTAGATGGGCGAATGTCAACATTAATTCAGCATATCAGCCAATTAAATTTTTTGCTTACGTCATTGCCTAAAGATGATTCTCGTCCGAAACAACACATTGGCTTTGTCGTTCCAACTTCTGAATAGTTTTTTGCAATTCTTGAATCATATTTGCCTGTATTCCAAGCAAGTTAATAACTGAATAAACAAGTGAAGCGGATGGAAGACCCTCTTTATTTTGAGGGTCTTTTATTTCTTCTAAAATCTTTTTCTGCTGGTCTTCTGTATATATTAAATCTGTACTATTCATTTTTGTTTTCCTCCTTTAATATGTCAGAAATAATAATATAAATGTATCGTAAAATCTGATCCACTTTTATTTTGTCAAGCATCTCAATAATTTCTTTCTTGTAATCCACGTAAATCCCTCCCAATACTGCAAACATATGTTCTTACTTATTAAATTATATCATGTTTTCATAACCATATAACGGAACGGAATCATCTCCACTTAAATCCTTCCTAGCAAGTTGCTTTTCCTCGATATTATTGCAAATTATGATTTTTTCAGTATAGATATTGTGATTTTGGTACTTTTCATTCGTTATATATGTAGATAGAAATAAAGAGGCTGGGTTTCTGGAATCGAGGGATTTTTGGTGCTCATTTGGATTGCTTTTGATTTCCGTCACCATGTTTGCGATAGTTTTAACCCTCCCAAAGATAATACTACGCTCTGGGCTGAAATACACATGAATCCCAATAAACACATGCACAAACATCAATATTAAGATAATCGCTATCTTCTTACATCTTTCCATCATACAGCCTCTTTACACTATCTTTCTTATGTGGTACGATAATATTGTATCAAAAAATATACAATTACACAGGAAATGGCGAAATTAGCACCTCTGGTGGCGAATTTTACATGAAAAGGGATGATTTGAATGCGAATTGCAATATGTGATGATAACGAAATCCAGATTGGTATATTTATGCATCGGATTAATAATTTTCTCAAACGAAATGGTGATATAAAAGCATTGATTACTCCGTATGATAAAGGACAGCCACTTATTGATGATGTGGCAGATGGCGAATGGTATGATATTGTAGTTTTGGATATCGTTTTGAGAGAAGAAAATGGAATTGAAGTTGCAAAGGAATTGAGATTAAATGGCTATGATGGAAATATTATTTTCTGGACAGCCCACAAAGAGTATGTTTTTGAAGCTCTTGATATACTCCCGGTTCACTATATCATAAAAGGATCTGAAAACGGCAGAATGTATACTGCTTTCAATCATGCTCTGGAACATATCAGCAAAAGCACTCTTATGATAAAAGGAAAAGACTTTATTCATCGGGTTGAGTTTCAAAATATAGAATATATTGAGAGCCGAAACAAATACATCATTATCCACTGCACTTGCGGTATAGTTTATACGGAACGATGTAAACTGTCTGATATTGAAGAATTACTGGATTCCAGATTCTTGAGGTGTCACCAGAGCTACATAATAAACATGGACGAGGTAAAAGAAATAAACGATTCGTTCCTTATGTTTTCTGGAACTACGGTGCCAATCAGAAGAAAAGACTTTGCAAAAATAAGAAACGAATTTGAAGAATATACTATTTTTAAGTAGCTCCCGGGAAAACCCCGGGAGTGTTTTTGTTATTTAAGAAGTTTGTTTACTGCATTCTGCACTTCTGTGTAATTGTAGCCAGCTGATTCCAGACGGTCTCGTCTATCCTGTCCGTTTCCCCACTCGCCATTGATTACCTCTTTTGCAACCTGGGCTACACTTTTCTTTGTCGTCACGGAATACACTACTTTTCCGTTCCAATCAAACACAGTATATCCAGCCTTGCAAGCTTTTTTCGCATTTTCCAGTGACTTGTAAGCCCCTATCTGGCTCTTGGAATCCTTCCAGGTCTTGCGGACACGGTAATACCTGTCAACCTTTGCTGTCGGTTTTGTGGCTGGTGTTGTTGTGGTTTCGCTAGAAATAAGCTTCTTGAATCTATCCCAGTCACCCTTTCTACGGATAACGGAAGGGCAATTCTTAGCGCATACATCGTAGTGCTGAACAACTCGGCTTGCTGGGATTCCGTATTTCTTCATAAGCTGCTTGCACACATCAACGGTATTCTGGAATGCTCTTTCGTAATTGTAACCGGCATTCATGCACATTTCAATTCCAATGGAATTACGGTTGTTCACTGTCCCGAACAGTTTGCCGCCATAATTTACTCCAACATGCCATGCTCCACGATTGTACGGCAAGGCTTGATATGCTGACTTATCGTCAACGAATACATGGGCTGAATAGCCATGAAAATTGCCATTATGCTGTGCGGTGGCGTGTGCTTTGGCATCTGCTGTTTTGGCTGTATTATCTGTATTGTGAATAACAATATACAGAGGTGTTTGTCCTGCGTAACTGTTGTTGTTGCTGATTAATGAGGTGTTGATATTCATGTAAATTCTCCTTTCTTATTGAGGTTAAAAAAGTGTATAATGTTCGTTTTCAATTTTGATTTCTTCGCCAGGACCTTTGAAATTTGTCTGAATCATATCGGCTCCTTTCCGTCAGCGATAATAGACATACACTTTTACTATTGCGGAATTATCAATTTCATTTCCATTCTCTATCATCTTCAGCCATGATTTATGGAGCCAGCAGACATAGTTATCAATCCTGATTCGGAAACATGCATAGTATTCTGGCGAATAATAATAGCCTCCAGTTATTATCTCCGCTCCTCCGATATACTTTGTGTCATACTGCTGAAACGGCATCATTTTGCTTTCAGTCCAATTGGCATCCCTGTACATACACACCCAAAAAAATATTTCCTTTGCATTTTTGGGGATTGTTGCTTTCTGGCTCTCTGTTGCCTTTGATAAATCTGCTACTGCTCCTGTTATAATCCCCGCCGAAGTCCATGCGAGTCTATTATTTACTTTCCCCAGGATCCAGTTCCAAATTCCGCTAAACAGCACCCTCTTGTTTGCTTTTGCTGAAACATCATAGAGCATAAGCTCGTCTGCATCTGCTGGCGTTGATTTCTGTGTGTATTCCGACCATTTTGGCATGTTGTTGTCCTCCTTTAATTCAATTGATTTTTATTGATATAGTCTTCAATCGCCTTAATATTTGCCGAAAGCCCATCGTCAAAAATGAGAAAATTTCCTTTCTCGTTCTGGCTCAAAACCTTTCCGCTTTCGGTATCAATCGTTGAGTAGGTAAAGGCGATTCTATCGCCCTCTCCTGTTGACAGTTTCATAAATGATGTAAGTCTTTTAATCTGGCTCATAATAATTCTCCTTCCATTTCTTGTATAATTTTTTCGCGTTCTTCGAACATTACATTTTCAAGGTTGACTGTCTCAAAATTCACTTCTCGGTCTTCTTTTCCGGCATTGAAACGGATATACTCTTTGTTCTTCTGTTTAGCTTTCAGCTCCCATGCAAACCGCAATCCTGGGGTTCCCTTGACAACAAAATAGGTATCTGACTTTTCAGATACCCAAGATTGCCCCTCGCTCTCGTTCTGAAGGAACACATAGTATTCAATTGCTGTTTCTGTAGATTCCTGGAATATATCATCAATTGAGATGATTGCCATTCCGTCTTTCCCAATTACTCCACCGCCAAAATCTCCCAAAGTCGGGGTTGGGGTTTCATAGCAATAGAATAGCTGTTCTCCATAGTTTTCAGTGTCAGCTATTATGGATTTTGTTCCAGAAACCTTAAAATCGCCAAAAATACTAACATCTGAATTGAATTGTGTTCTTCCCAGATAATGTTTTGAACCGTCTGTAAAGCCACTTTCTGTTGTTGTATTATGTGGTGTTAAATTTAATGAGTTAGCGTAAGAGGATGCAATACCACTTGCGCTGTATTTAATAAATTGTCCTTGTGCATCCATAGCAAGCATTGATGGAGCGTTATATTCATTTCCTACGGAAATCTGTAAGGTTCCATTGTTGGCATTATAAATTCGGTTGTTTTGAATCGTAAATCCGCCTATAGTAGCTCCAATTGCCGCAAGCTCCTTCAAGGACATTTTTTCAGCCGTGACCGCTTTAGCATCTAATTTTTCTGTGGTAATAGAACCAGCTGCTAGAGCATTAGCGGCTATGCTCAACGCTTTAATAAATTGCCCATTTACATAGATATTTCCCTTTTCGTCCATGTAAATACCTTGTGCAGTTCCGTTTTTCGTAAGCTTATTAAAAATATCTGTTTGTGTCTGTCCATCAACAGCTGATTTTGCCGAGCTATTAGCAATCTCATTGACTGTCTTTCCTTGTAGCGAAAAAGTCTTTGGAGCTAAGATGACATTTCCTTTGCTATCTATTTCTAAGGTTACGTTCTTGTCATCATCAATAACTTTTAGACCGCGACCGTTGATTCTTTCACCAGCAAGTGTTCCGGCCAGAATATATTTTGCGTTTATATATACTTTTCCGTCTTGAATATAAATTCCCTGTTCTTTTCCGCCTTTTGTGAGCTTATTGAACACTTCGTCTTGCCCGAGACTGGTATCGTAATTGTCAATTGCATTTTTGATATCATCTTTGTCTGCATACTTGAAATCAATCCAATCATTATCGTTAAATGCACCATCAAGGCGGTTTACTTGTGTGACTTTGAGTGAAGCTTTTCCATCACTATCCGTAGTCATCCATAAATCTCCGGAATAATACGGCGGCGTTGGCTGAACCGTGTAAACAGAAGATTTTCCATCCACTTTATCTAAAAGTGCATCTGGAATTGATTGTGGCTTCCATACACCAGATTTGTATATCCATTGCGTGTTATCAGAAGTATTGTGCCAAAGATCGCCTTCATGCTCTGCTTTCTCTGATTCCCATACCAAGACAATTTCATTCCCGGATTCATCTAGAATCTTGTTTCCGTCAATATCACACCACGGTAATTCCTCTGTTTTTGTCCATTTAAGGGAAGGGTCGTTTGGCTGATACCAAGTTTCAATTTTCCCATCAATTTGTGTTTTAAGATTGCTAATCGTTTCTTTGAAAACACCATCCAAGAAAGTATTGAAAGTAGAATCGTCTGTATACTTTGAAGCTTTTTCCCAATCCTCCTCTGAATAAGAACCGCTTGCTCTGGCAACCCTACATCTCATCAAATCGCCAGTTTTGCCTTGTGTCCATAAGTCTCCAATATCGTAAGGTGGCTCTGGCTGAACTACGAATACTCTGCGCTTATGGTCTGCGGTATCTTGTGCTTTTTCTGCGGCAGCAAGTGCTAAAGTGACATCCGTATCCTGCACCAATTGCCATTTCCAAGTTGCCCCGTCTTGCATAAAGCGGTAAGCATATCCCTTGGATTTCCAGTAAAATAAGTCACCTTCATGTTTCTTACGTTCAGTGTTGGTAGTCCACTCGGAAGCCGGGATATTCTGCAAGGTTGGTTCATAGTCATAAAAAAAAGTCTCAATCTGTCCGTCGATTTGAGACTGTAAATTATTAATATCAGTTGTGTATGTATTGCTTATAAAATTATTTACTTCTGTTTCTGCTTTTTCCTTTGCAATCGCATTAACATCTTTTCCCTTGACTTGTACAGAATCTGCATTAATAATAACCCTTCCTGTTGTTACATCAACCAGGAAAGTTGTATTTCCGTCTTTGTCAATTGCCTTAATAGTTCCTGTGTTAATCCAGTCAGCATTAACACCTGTAGCAGTAAGGATTCTGGCAATCACATCACCATCAACTGTCATGCCACCATTCCAATGTTGCCCACCATCTGTAGAAACAGCCCATGCTTCCGCAGTCATTTTCCATATAATATCAGAATCGGACAACTGTGGCTTATTATGAAGATAATAGATTTTGCTTCCGTCCGGCTGTGTTTCTACTGTCGTGTATGTTCCAGAAGATTCCGCAAGGCGTTGTGATAATTCTTCCAGTGCCTTTTCTCTGGCGGTACGTTCATCTTTTAAGTTCTTTTTGTTTTCAGCTTGCACCTGTTGGTTAAGTGTATACTGTTTCTGCTTATTCCTAGATACACTCTTAGCACTGCATTCAAGTTGCTCAAATGCGCCTGGATTCAAAGTAACAGAAGTTAGGAAGCTCTTATACTGTTTCCCGTTTCTGTCGGAAATCTCAATGGTGTCACCAGCTTCCCATGCTATATTAGTCAATGCGCCAGTAGAAAACGGTCTGAATTTCATTCCAACACATCTGTCTGAAATAATCTTGCAGATTGCTTCTCCTGTTCCCTCTTGAATTAGCTTATTATCACTTATTTCGATAACGTATCCAGATTTCCCAGACTGATATGTTTTCGCTTCATTTTGAGAAGAATTTTCAACGTATTCTGTAACTTTTACACCTGTTATTTCAACATCATACAGCCATGGTGTGAATCCGTTTGTTTGAATTGCTGTAATCCCAGTCTGCATGATAGTAATGATTTGTTCGCCAGTGGTATCTAATATGTCGTTACCTTCTACATCTTTCCATGGAGTTTCCACCAAATCATAAAAATTATCCGGGACTTCACGTTCATACCATCCAAAGCATAAGCGACCATATTCGTCACATTTCGCCCACTGGCAGCCCATCTGTGCTACCCATGCAATTACCTGTCTGAAAGTAATACTGCTATCGTCTGGTCGATTCTGAATTACGAAATCATCGTTATCAAACCTTGTAGATTGTAATGTAACGCCGCAGACCTCACAAGCATCCTGGATGATTTGCAATCTGGTTGCCGGATAAGTCAGTTTACTATCAGAATAATCGCGATCAAACTTACGCATTGAATCTTCGCAGGTTAGGCTGATAATTGCAGTGCTTTGATATGGCGCATCTGTTACTGTCATGGTACAGATACGGATTTTTTCAATACAAGTAGATAATTCAAGCCCAATATGGCAAACAACTCTCGCTCCGTCCCAGATGTAATCTGTGTACTTGCCAGAAAAGTTGTTGATTTGCAATGTCAGCTTATTTACGATAGCTGCGCCGATATCAAAAGAACCATTTTGTGATACTGCATCCTCAAACTTGAAGCCATTAGACCATAAGTCTTTGTCGGTAATGGATAATGTACTTCCGTCCGTAAAGGTAAAATCTGCATATTTCAGATAGTTGCGGTTCCCACTATTCTGTTGTTCTTTAAATTCCGTTGATAAATTTCGCATATCTTACCTCTCGATAAAATCAAAACTAAGTCCTTCCATGCGCTCATTGCCTATCCACCAACACTTAAAAGGGGATTCCCTGTCACCAACATAGAATGTTCTGGTTTCGTGCTTGTTCGCAGACAGCAAGTCTGGATATGTGACCTGTATGTACTCTGGGTTTACCGCCTGTATAATTTTGCAAGCAGTGTCCCAGTCTGGGCCATTCCAACCTACAGACAGCTTTCGTTTCTGTCCAACTCTGTTTTTGTGCATGGTCGTATCATCTGTTCTGCCAGATTCTGCCGCCGATATATCCTGTAATCCCCATGTAAAAGAAGAAGGACAGGGCAATGCTACCCCATCCACTTTAAGAAATACTTCTGCCATATGCTAACCCTCATGCAATCATTTTTGTTGCTTCGTTTCGGATAAATTCTTTAATTTGCTGATATCCCCATCCGCAATTAATAAGGCTACTTACAAGCATTTCCATACTCTGAACTTTCGCCAAGTCATCACCTGTGAAGAAATCTCTAAGATTCTCTTTTGCTTTTACTCCATAATCACTTTCAAGCTCTTTTGCTGTCTTTCCGAACAAATTGCGATAAATCAGATTTGTATAATTTGGATAAGCAAATCTCTTATTTGGGCTTTCTGTTATTTTCATCTTAATTGTATCTGTGAGGATATGCCGAATAACAACACCCTTGTCACGTTCAATTTGCCATTGCTGGCGTTCTGTATATAAGCGTTTTAACTCGCTTTCCATCTTGTTGAAGGCTTCAATATACTTAATTTTCCATTGTAAGGCTTTTTCACCAGTAAAGCCCATTACGAGCAAGGAAAAACCATCTCTATCCATTTCGTACATTGGATATTCTTTTCCACGGTTCTTATATGTTGTAAGTTGAAAAAATTTGGCGGCTGAATTATCAGCCACGAGATTTTCAATTGATTGTAGAACATTCTTATGTTCTTTCTCAAAAACCTCTGCAACTTTCAGACTTGTTGTAATAAGTTTCTCTTCGTATCTTTTTCCAACGATTTCTACCAGCATAAATTCATATCTCCTTTATGATTTATTTTTTGGCAACAAAAAAGCGCCTACCCCGAAAGGTAAACGCTTTAAAATTTGCTTATTATGATTTTATATTATAACATACGGCGAAAGTATCATTCAGTATATTATAGTATCATTTCAATAATCTTTTCACATATGCATAAACAACTTTCAGCCAGTGGCTATTATCGCAATTCTGTACGAGATTAATAATCTCTGTCTTATAGTAATTCATTCTACAATTCCTCCCAACACTCTAATCAACTTCTGTTTGCGGTTATACTTCAAAATCTCTGAAATCTGCCCCATCATATCATCCATTGTCATATTACTCTTCATGCTGTTGCAACGCTTACACGCCAGTTGCAGATTCTTAATATCATTGGTGCCGCCCCGAGACAACGGAGTAATGTGGTCGATTGTCATTTTCTTGAACTTGACAGGCTTACCGCATATCGCACATTTTCCGTTGCACTTGGCGTACACGCTCTTCTTCTGAAAGTCATTGAACTGGATTCTGTTTGCCATACGATCACGCTTTCTGCTCTACCTGGGTTACTCGCTTGTCTACTACGATAACTGCCTGTAATTCTTTGGAGATTCCAGAAAGAGCTGGATAATCATAGGTTCCCGTCTTTCTAATGGATGGGAGTACTTCTTTTGTAACCCACGACTTAAATTTCTTTGCGGATTCTAACTTGCTTCCGAAAATAAGAGCGTAAAGACCAGACTCGTTAATAAAGATGGTTTCCTGTATTCTTCCAAGAGAATCGGTGAGTCCCTGTTTTAGGGAATCATCTTCTTCAACGTGACTTGCAATAGCACCTAATGGTTTTGCGTACCCCAAAGATAAAGCCACATCTTTTCCAACAAACCAAGGTTCTCCGTCAATCATAGTTGTTCTGATATTTCCAAATTCTGGATTATTAAAAATCTGTAACTCATTCATATAAAAAATCTCCTTTCGGTGTTTACAATTACACCGAAGGGAGATATAATAACAATATCAACCACTTCGGTGTGTTGAGTGCTTAAAGGGTTCCGACTTTTCCAGGGTGCGGGAATCCTTTTTTATTTGTTTGCTTTTAACATATTCTTGATTTCGATAATTTCCTGTAAGATTTTATCCTCTTTGTCTGCACGAATATCTCCATCAATTAATCTGCGAATATAATCGTTTTTACTCACCCCCATTTCTTTTGCTTTCTCACTGACAAAATCAAGCTGTTCTTCTGTCAGTCTTAACGTAAATGTTTTAATACTCATTAGTAGCATTTCTCCTTTCTTGAAGTCATATTGACTTCTTGCTTATAATATACCATGAAGTCATTTAGAAGTCAATATCATTTTCTGTTTTTTTAAAATCTTTGCTATTAAAAATAATAGCAGAAATTTATTGACATTTCACTAAAAATTCTATAATATAATAATGCAATCAAAAACAATAGCATTATGAAAGGAGAGAAAGTATGCTAGTAAGAAATAAAAAACAAGTGCAAAAATCTTTTAGAATTGACGAAGATGTTGAAAGAGATTTAGGGCTACTGTCACAGATCACAGGAAGAAGTCAAAATGAATTGGCGAATGTTGCGCTTGAAGAACTGCTGCAAGATAACAGTATTCATTTTCTAAATATTGCAATATTGGAGCATTATGAAAGTGAAGTTGAAAATGCGGATGAAATAGCACCTTTTATATTGGGAGGACTAGAAGTTCAGTTTGCCCCTGTTGACGGAACAAGTGAAATTGAAATTACAAGCATTGTTAGGGACGGAGAAAAAGAACTGGATAAGTATACAAAGAGAATAGATGAATGCAACGGTAATGAACTTGAAAATTATCTTATGTCTTTAAGTATGTATATAGATGTAAAGGCAGAAGATACTGTACAGTATTTGAAAGATAGAACGGATTATAGAGATTATGTAAAAGTAAGAAACAAATAAAAATAAGAGATTCCGTACCGACCAAAGTTAAGAATCTCTTAAATAATTCTGCCACCAAATAGGAGGCTATATAAAGTATAGCACTATATGCCTCCTATTTGCAAATGAAAATTAAAATTTTACAGGAGGATTTTTTTTATATGAATGAGTTGCAAAAAGTAGAATACAATGGGATTATTGTTCTTACAACACAGCAGATTGCAGAAGCGTATGGAACCGACGCAAAAGTGTTGTCGAAAAATTTTGAAAGAAATAAAGATAGATTCATTGAAAGAAAACACTATATTAAGTTGTCTGGAGATGAATTGAAAGAGTTTAAAGCTAATCGTCAAAATGACGAGAACCTTAAATTTGCTCCTGTTCTCTACCTATGGACACAGAAAGGCGCATTTCTTCATGCAAAATCATTAAACACTGATAAGGCATGGGAAGTGTATGACATTCTTGTAGATAATTATTTTGAGAAGAAAAAAGAAGAAATTAATGTAAATCAGCTGTCCCCCGAACTGCAAATGTTCAACCAGATTTTCCAACAAGTAGCTAAGACTGAACTGGAACAGAAGAAACTTGCGGAGCGTGCCGACCAACAAGAGAAGAACATGAAAACCATCATTGATACCTTTAAGGGAACGGATTCTGATGTTGGAACAGAGAAATGGGTAAACAGATGCATTTCCAAGATTGCCGAGAGTGATGATTTTTCTTACTCATTCGGAAATAAATATGCCGCCGCCAGAAACGAAAGCTACCGAAGATTATCGGACAGAGCCAGCTGCCGATTAGATCAGAAACTTAGAAATGCGATTTCCAGAGCTGAGGAAAGAGGTTGCACAAAAGAGCTGATTAATCAGATTAGTAAACTGTCCGTAATTATGCAAGATAAGCGACTGAAAGAAATTTACATTGGTGTGATTAAAGAAATGATGATTGCATATAGAGTAGAAATCGCATGATTGCCGTATAGCCAAGAAGTCTTGGCTCTATTTTTATAACAGCAAAAAGGCTAGGGATTTCTCCCTAGCCCTAATCTTATCAGTTAATGTATTCAACATCTATACTTGGCAATGTAACTTGTTTCCCAAGAAGTGTTGTAGAATTTGATGTTCCGCTACAAGTTCCGTATACGGTTACCCAATCTCCTTCTAGGTAATGTGTTTCGCCATCCTCATAGCTATATGAACAATCCCATTTATTACCGTTTCCGTCAACAATATACAACGTATATCCACCGAATATTCCTTCTAATGACTGATCTATTGTTCCAGAGACAATACAATGTTTTTTATCGTAACTGTCAGGATTTCTCAATATATCATTATAGTCCAATGTTTGGCAAAGTGCCTTGTATTCGTCCTCTGAAACTTCTTTTGAATTAGCAACTTCTTCTGTCACTACAAAATACTGTGATAAACTATCATCTGAAGCATCGTTTTTATAGCTTTTAGCTTCATCACCTTTTGCAAATACCATACAATTCTCTAAATTTATGGAATCTCCCATAAATCCCCATGAATCTACATTTGATACTGTTCCAAGAATAGCAACCACATCATCATCTTTAAGACCGCTTTCATATTTTGCATACAATTTACTATCAGATACATTAAAATTACTCATCATGTATTTATCACCAATAGTAACTTGCACCTTATTGTCTTTAATCTCACTTATTGTTGCTACAGTATAAATTTTAGCTCCGCTCATATTGACTGCATATTTATATAAATCGCTGTCAGTGATATAAGAATATTCACCAGAATTAAATGTTTGTAATTCATCATCAAAAGTAATTGGAGCCACATTCTGTTTTTTCTCTTCTACTGTAGGAGTTGCTTTTCTTTCGTAACTACTGGATTTTTCCGTCTGTGTTTTGGATGTATCTGCTGTTTTCTCTGTTTTAGATGAATACCAGCCAATTAGAATAAACACAAGGCAGATAAAACCAAAATAGTTTGCGCATCCCCCTTTTTTCTTTTTCTTGGTAGCTGTCGGCTGTGGCGTGTACTGTGGTTCTGGTGCAGAATATGTTTTAGGTTTTTCGATATTCTCAATAGTTGTTCTGGTCTTGTTTGCTTCGCCCCTGTCGCAATTATCCATTACACTCTTTTCAAGCATATACCATTCAACAACATATTGTTTTTTGAAGTACCGCTCCGCAATCTCTGTTGTAAATTCTTTTGCCTGTTCATATGCGGAAGAGCCTGTTGATAAGCAAATTTTGAAAGGCTTTGCGTATTTCGGAATTGAAAAAGCAACTTTCAACTGTACTCTCCCTAAATCGTCTGGTTCTTCTTTATCATAATTCAATACAAAATCCATAGGATTTGCTTCAAGTAACAAATTTCCTTTGTAGTAAACCTCAATATTCGCTTTTGAAGCCTTGATTCTCATGGAATCTAACATCTCAATGTCGTATTCCTTTTGCTTCTGTGGCGGTTCCTGTGTTACATTTCCCTGTGTTATCGGGAATCCACAGTTCGGGCAACTTGCCGCTTTATCACTTATTTCCTTGCCGCATTCTGGACATTTAATCAGTGCCATAAATATCCCCCTCCTTAGTATGATACCCATATTGTACCACCTTTGGGCGTATTCTGGAAGCACTATTTCGCTTTTCTATCAATTTCCGCAGTTACGGCAAACAAAAGAGCTTCGGCAAATTTTGCTCCGACCGAATCGGAGTATTTATCGTGAATCCGGCTTGCTTCCATGGTGAGATTTTCCCACTGTGGAATATCATCCTTTGAGATAAAGGCATACTTCTTGTGGAGATTCCATATATCTTGCCAGATGGAAAAGTAAGTCTGTTTGAAATCCATTACACGAACACCACTCCATGATATTTCTCGAACCTATATTTCTGTTTCACATTTGGATATTTTTCACGATCTACCTCACTGTAAAACATATTTTTCGGTCTGGCGTATAATTGCTTACTGCCATACAGGGCTTTGTATATCACTAGGTCTTCTCCTGTTTCCGTATGCCTAGCAAAACCGACAATCTCATACAGGTATTCATTATCATGCGGATTCTCGATTGTTTCTCTCTTAAAGTGCTGCACGATATCTCCTGGTTCAAATAATGGTCTGTTCATTTTCTTTGTTTCCTTTCTCCACAATTAATTAATTTCTTTTATCAAAATTCAATTTTCTTGGCTTGCGCCTATATTTTATCTGGTAAAAGGTTTTAAAACAAATTTGGCTATTTTATTGCAGTAATTCTTTATCAATAATCTGGAAGTTTGCCCTGTGGATATAAAGAGCTTTTCCGTCAATCATTAGCTTTGTCATTTTAGGCAGATCGTCCGGGATTTTCCAGAACACCTCGTCACCAGAATATGCGGCTATCGGCTGTCCAAGTTGAGATTTGATTACTACAACCCTAGATTTCCCGAAATAATTTTTATAATAATTCACAATCCCGGCTATGTATGTGTTATCTGAAATCTTCCCAGTTGAATGGCTAATTATATCCTCCTGGGTAAAATCAACCTCTGGCTTCAATCCTTTTTGCTCAAAAATACAAGTATCACCACAGCTTTCAATTTCTTTACCGTCAATCAGAATTGTAATGACGGAAGATACATCGTAGCTGGTTGTTTCATTCCCCTCGCTATCGTAGCCCTTGGATTTAGTTTTATTCCCGGCAATATTAATCTTGTCCCCTGTGGTGGTCATAACCTTTTGACCATAATTATCGTAGGTGTAGATTGTATAACTATTACCAGAAAGATTTCCTTTCACGTCATTCATGTAATCGTCATTCGCTGCACAGCCTGTTAGCCCTGTGATAACGCAAATACAGATAATGGTTGCCAGTAGTGCTTTGATTCTTTTCATAGTGTGTCCTCCCTGTCCTCAACTTTCATTAACAAATTTTTCCGTATGTAGCCAGACATGAAATGCGAATAATGGTGATCCGAGTACTCACTAAATGAAGTGCCAAAGTATTCATCAATCACTTTCATGTATGTTTCAATCTCAACATTCTGGAAGTAATCTGGATTTGGCCCGAATCCAAACTTGTCCAGGATATTATCCAAAGCGTCTTGATTGATTTTTATGTGCGGTTTTCTGGTTCGCTTTTCGTACATCTTGAAGAAATACTTCGATACTACCAGGAAGCGGTTGGTTGTATATGGGCTTGTCGTATATCCCAATTCTTCAAGCCGTACTGAAACCTGGTTCTTGAATGCAGACCAATTAAAAGATTTACGGTCTATTGGAGTATATTGGATATTCTCCTCGGTCAACATATTTTTGATATGTTGAGAATTGAACCACTCGTTAGAGTGGTATGCATTTTTCTTTTCTTCTTTTAACTCCGTAGGAGAATCTATATTACTGTTTATTTCATCTCTACTATATTCCTCACTATTATTACTTTCTTTCATTTCTGGTAAGTCTGGCTCACTTTTTTTGAAATCCTGGCTTTCAGAATTTGAAAGTCTGCTTTTCAAATACCGTTTTCTGCCATCATTTTTGGAAACATAGAGATAGCCAAGCTTTATTAATTTGGAAATTGATGTAGAAACTTTAGTCATACTGCATTTGCAAAAATTAGCTAAATATTCGTTGCTAGCATAACAACCTTCACTATCTTCTGCGTCTAAACTGTCAATTTCTATTAAGATAATTTTTTCGATTGCATTCAATCTTTCATCAAGGAATACTCGTTTGGGAATCCAAACGCCTTTGAAATCTCTTGGATAATTAAATTCTTTATTCATGATAATAACCTCCTTGTTGGTCGTAGGCACTCTCCGTATTGTGCCAGAATCCTTGATTTATAAAAACAGTGGACAGGCGTATCAAGGTTTACGCTTTTCGGCGGCCAACCTAGCCCACTGAATTTACCGAATTAATTAATCAAACATTTTGAATGTTTCCTTGCAAAATTCCTCATAGTCGGTATTCCCGACCAGTGGCATTTTATTTCTCAGCTTTTCCATGGCTTTAAAAAACTTGCCTTGATCTTTGTTCCAGATTTTACAGGAAACAAGAAGATACTTCTCTTCTGTATGTCCATATTCTTTTCCAAAATTTACCCGAATTTTCTCATTCTTAAAAAGTTGGTCTGCCAGATACTCTTCTGTATCTGCAAAAATGTATTCACTGCGGAATAAATGCTTTTGGATTAAGATGTAATTTTTATATGACATGATATTTCTCCCCGTGAAAAAAGGTTCCATTTTAAATCGAGCCTTATGCAGCAATTTTATTAATACTTTTATTCAGAATAAATTCTTTAATTTCGTTATATCCCCAGCCATATCCAACCAATGCACTTACAAGCATTTCGGCGTTCTGAACTTTCATCAAATCTTCTTCTGAAAAATAATCTCTCATACTTTCTTTTTTTGTGATTCCGAATTCCTCTCTCAGTTGCTTGGCGTTTTTGCCAAATATGGACTTGTAAATAACGTCTGTATATGTAGAATAGGCATGTCCGTGCATTCTTTCATTTTCAGAAGATTGCTGGATTGCCTTTGTAAACGCTTGCCTTACTGCAATTCCTTTTTCACGTTCTTTGATTTTTCCAATAAGAAGCTTTTCCATTGCATTAAACTGCCGAATATAGCCCTCTTTGAATTTCATTGCTTTTTCGCCAGTATAGCCCATAGCTAAAAGTGTAAATCCATCTCTGGTTACATAGTACATTGGCTGTTTCTTATTTTGAGAATTGACGTAAGAGGACTGCACGAAATTGTGCCGTCTAAAATCCTCACTGCATTCAAGCTCTCTTATATCTTGCAAAACCCTTTTATGTTCTTTCCCGAATGTCTCCGCAATATCTAGGCTTGTTGCAATACTGGTTTCTACTTTTCCAATCATCATAACTTCTACCAACATTCTCCATTCCTCCTTATATTGATGGATAAAATAAAAAGAGCCGCCAAGTAAGATAAAAATTCCTCAAAATCGAGAAATATTAATTTCTTCTTAGCGGCTCAAAAATCAAGACCGTGTGTACTTCTTCATTGAAGAAATTATACCACACAATCAGTCAAAAATCAATATGCCGGGGACGGTTTGAAACGGCTATCCGTATCGTTCTGGGCTTTTGTTACTGCTTTCGCAATCTCGCTTCCGTCCAGAATAATGCTGTTCATAATGTACTGCGGATTCTTGTTTCCGCTGTTCATACTCATTGCCATTGCAACTCCCTGGGCTACTGCTTTTGTCATTTCTTCTTTTGTAAGTCCCATACTTCCGTCTGAACTAGAAACAATGCTATCTGCAATCTTCTTCATGGTTCGTGGATTTTCCAAAGGAAGAACGGCTTCAGAACCAGCTTCACCGATACCAATTACCTGTGCGCCATTAAAAAGACCACCTTTGGCGTACCAATTAGGCTTGTAAACTGGTGTAGAACTGGTTCTTCCACCACCAAGATCATGTTTTCTCCACTCTGAAATATAATAAGTCAGAGTTGGTAAATGTACTTGTTTCATGCCATCAGCGAATGATTGAGCAGTTTCCCGACCAATTGATGTAAGATTAACATTAAATAGCCTTTTAATTTTATCCGAAATCCCAGACAAATTGGTTTCTGTATAAGATTTCATTTTCCCAGTTTCCGTGTCAACTTTACCAGAAGCCTTTTCCCAAATCTGGTTTGTATTGATTAGAACAGAAGACCAATAACTTTGAATGGTTGTCATAACCTTACCCATTACATCTTTGGTATCGGTGTCCATGGTTCCGAGGGCTGTCGATACAGCACTTGCAGAATTTCCCCAATTTGTTTTAGAATTGGTTTCAACATCATCATTCGTGTTCTTTATCTTCGACCAAATGGAAGGCATTGTGCTTTCTGTGCTTTTTTTCATTCCAGCCATTGCCGTGCTTACAGCTGCACTGGCTATTCCAAAACCAGTCTTAGATTTTGAAGAAATGGATTTCGTAGCTGTTTCCACTGATTTGCTCATTGTTGATGAAGCTTTCGGAACATCTTCTGAAAAAGCTTTTATAACTTTTCTTGTGTCAATTCCCATCTCTGCCATTTTATCCATCAATGCTTGGAATGCAGCTCTAGCTGTTGCGCCAGATGATTCTTGCTGTTGAAGGACAGTACTTAATTCATCAAACTGCGTTGGAGTGATTACTGCTTGATCTGAAAGTCTTTCCAGTGCAGATTTTGCATTGTCAAATTCTGTCCCCATTGTACCGATATATTCATTAATATTGCTTACATGAGAATTTGTAGAGGTATCAGATTCCTCCATTGCTTGTTTTAATGCTTGCTTAAATGTATCAGAAGAAATTCCAAGATTTTCAAGTGATGTTTCTACGGTTTGGAGCTGTCCATCAAAATCAAATGCATTGTCTTTCACATTTTTTAAATCACCGCCAAGTCCGATAAGTTTATCGCCAGAGATTCCAGCTTGGTCTTCGATGATTTTCAATGCTTTTCTAACAACTTCAAAATCGTTGAATGCGTCAGCTGTGGAATCTTTAAAGTCCATAGCTTTTTTTACCTGTCCAAGACCTTCCACGACAAATGCAGTCGCACCCAAATTGGTTGCGTATCCCCAAAATCCTTGGAATTGTCCACCAGCTGTTTGTGCGACATCACCGAGATTTTTTATCTTTTCTGCAAGTGTAGTAAACCCGCCATTTCCCGCTGTTTCCGCTGCTCCACCAATATCACCGATGATGGTAGAAAGAGAAGATGCGGTATCAAGTGGGAAATTTAAAAGTTTTGAAGATAATGAACCGATTCCGCTTGCAAAGGAAAAGATTTTGGTGGCAATATCCTTGGCTATTTTGATTGTAAACAATGTTCCAAATGCTGCACCAACTTGTTTTATAAATTCTGGATCAATTCCACTTAATTTTTCAGCCAGCCAATTAATTGCATTTGCAATACCGTTAATTAAGTCCGCTCCGATATTAATTATTCCTTCAAGCCCGGTAATCAACGCATCTGCAAATCCCTCTGCAAATGGTTGGAATGCAGACCATAAATTTCCAAGAGCAGTTCCAACAGCATTCCAATCAACCTTATCAATAAAATTCTGTATTGAGGTTTTTACACGGTCAATACTGCTCCAAATCCAATCCCAATCAACATCAATAATCCCAAAATTATCAAGTGCGGTTACAATTCCGGCTAATCCAAGTGCCATCGACGCATAAGGATGTTTTGCCAATAAAGCAAGTCCTTTTCCTAATGGGCTGTCTTTTCCAATGATTCCACCAATAAAGGTTAATCCTTTGAATCCAAGGATTGCAATGGAGATTTGTCCAAGTCCTTTTCCAATTGCCTGTGCAGTTTCCGGGCTGATATTTTTTATTGCATCAGCAATAGAGTTTAATCCTCCAGGAAGTGTTGTATTGATGAAATTTTCTCCAACATCAAGTAAATCTTTGAAGAAGTCAACAATTCCCTGCCCAACATTTTGTGCGAATGGCGCAAGTGCATCCCAGAAGTTCTTCAATGCCGAATTAAGTTCGTCCCAGTGAATGTTGTTTCCGAAATTTGTTAATGCGTCAACAAGTTCCGGAATTGCACTATTCATTGTCCATGTACCTACCGGCACTAAGAATTTCTCATAGAAATCCATAAGACCAGTCCAAACAAATTTTGTTGGCTTTTGAAGCATTGTAAAGAAACCGGAAAGCGAGCTATTCAGTTTACCCCAATTGATTTTATTTAGTAAATCATTCGTAATATTAAAGAATCGAGGAAGCCCGGAATTGTCAGATAACATCCATAATCCAATTGGTTTCAGATAATTATTCCACAAATCTTTCAGAGCTGTAATAGAGAAGTTTCCAAGCTTGCTAAGACCTTCATCATAAAGTTTCTTGATTGATGCAGTTGTTGGTTTAGCCGCTTTACGAATTTTTTTAAATACAGCTACAATCTGATCAGCGGTATCATTTGCCTTATTATTCATTTCTTCAAAAGCTTTATCCCATGCAGCTTGATACTCTGACAGGGCTTTATCTAATGCAGCATCTAGTTCTGGAAGATGTGTACTTCCACCGCCACCACTTCCAGAAGAACCGGAAGCGGTGGATGTTTTTGCATCATTCAGCTGATTCAATTCATCAAAAGAAAGAACAGATAAGGATTTTTTTAATTTCTTCGCATTGTCATTTGTTTTGTCAAGCCCGGAAGCTGCATCTTCTGTACTATCTGCAATACTTCCCATATCAACTGCGGCACTTCCTGTGGAAGCAACATAATCGGACATTTTGATACCCAAAAGTCTTCCAACCCACGAAAAAGCTCTCTGAATTGCAATAACAAAGGCGTTCATATATGGAAGAACCTTTGAGATAATTGGAATGAATAATGAACCGATAGTTCTTGAAAGTGCTGAAAAATTAGATTGCAGTAATCTTAATTGGTTTGCCGGCTGATTTATCGTATTAGCAAGGTCACCCCATGCATACTTTGAACTATTCAAGATTGTTATAGTTCTCAGAATAGCCTTGTCCGATTGGCTTAGACTTGATACAGTAGCGTCAATTCCAAGGTTATAAAGTTCCTGTTGTAAATTTGCTACACGGATATTAATACCATATTTATCAAGTGCTCTGCTCATTCCGGCTATGCCAGAAGCCATATCATTCCAAACATCGTTGAATTCAAGATTTTTTACAGAAGCAAGGTCTGCTCCGATTTCTGTTAAAGCTTGTGAAACCTTGGTTGATGCATCTGCTGTTGCCCCCATTGATGATGCCATCTGTGCATAAGTAGCTTGATAGTTCATCGTTTGGTTTGGATCAAGTCCGAGGCTCGTGCCTTTTGTTCTAGTCAGATCACCTGCATCTGATACTTCAAATCCAGTCATTTTTTTTGTCAGTTCTTTTGCACGTTTTTCAAAAGAACCCACATATTCCTCTGCGGATTTTACTCCTGCATTCTGCCACTTGCTCACGTCCAATCCGTCTGTAACTTGTTCGAATGCAGAATTGAAATAGTTCAATGTTTCAACATAATCAGATGCGGACTTTACAGAATTCCAAAGTGCTTTAATTCCTCTTGTCACAGTAAAAAATTTTGCATATAAACTAGCAAGCTGTGAAGTTAATGAGCCAGTCTTTCTTGTGGTTACAGTTGCGGTATTTCCAAAATTAGCTAGTGCAGAGCTTGCAGAGCCAATCATGGAAGATAATTTTCTTCCTGCATTTCCAAGTCCATTTGCGGCATTTGATAATCTCGAAAATGAATTCGTAATAGAATTTGTGGCTTTATTTATTTTCCCACTTGCAGTAGCTAACTGTGCCAAAGCTTCTGTCATTCTTACTGTGTTTTCGTTGATTTTTGGTGCGGTTTTCATTACATTGAAGAATGACAATACTTCATTTGCTAGTGTTCCAAGTTGTCCAGAAGATTGAGAAATTTTACCGCCAGCACTTGCCAATTGTGCAATTGACTGAACAAACCTATTTACGGAATCTGAAATTCCATCAACACCAATAAAGCTTTCTGTGATAAATTTCAAGCTACTTCCCAATGCAGGCAATTCAGCAGATACATTCGCAATATATTCACCGGAATTGGCTAATCTAGCCATTGAATTGACAAAACGATTAACACTGGTAGATACATCTGGTATTTCCGATAAACCTGATAATTTAGTGATTATTTCTCCGAGTTTTCCTGTGTCAAAACTACTTATATCAACCTGGCTAAGCCTGTTGATTGAGTTGATAACTGCATTCAGTCCAGAACCTTTATAATCTACTCCGCCCATTGTCTTTATGGAATTTGAGAATTTTCCAATTCCATCAGCAATGTTTGTCATTTTCCCTATATCAAGTTCTTTTAGTTTTCCAAGTTCCCTTACACAACTACGCAGTCCGTTTGTGTTAACTCCGCTTAATGCAGAATTTACATCTGTAAGTTTTTTAGAAAGATTAGTCAGCGCACGTACTGCTTTTTCTGTACTACTGCTAATTTGTATATCAAGGGTATCAATGGTATTGTCAGCCATTTTATTTGTCCCTCCTTTTTTACAAAAAAATAAAGGGCAGACAAGAGTGTTAATCCTGCCTGCCCTTTTCATGGTTAAGCTCAAAGTTCGCCTGCATGAGTTGCAAGCTTGCCAAAAGTGCATTTCTCTGTTTTTTCTTTTCTTCTTCGGAAAGTATACCTTCCTGTTTACGCTTTTCTTCCTCTGCTGATTCAAGTAAAGGTTTCTTCAAGTACTCTGCCTTGGATTTTTTTCCCATTAAAGCATTTGCAACAGCTGTGAATGTGGCTGATGTTTCATAAATGCCCGCTTGCCAAAGCTCAGTGTCTTTTCTCTTTTGCCGTATCTTTTCAGCTTCGAGATAAGGCTTTAACTCTGTTGGGGTAGAATCCATAAATTCTTCTTTAGATACACCAATAGAGAGGTATAAAGGAAGAATCTCTTGGTAAACAACCTCTCGAAAAGTTAATTTTTCTTTTTGTGATCCTGTGGGAGCTTCGTTGCATTCTTCTCTACTGCCTGTGCTTCTGCTACTGCATTCAGCAGACCGGATAAAAAACCATTTTTCTCCAATTCTTTATCAAGAAGTTGGTATAAATCAAATCCGCTTTTTGGATTTTCCTCAGTTCCTTCATCTTCGTAATCATCCAAAAGGTCACAGACTTTATTAAGAACAGCTTCTTTTTCAGAATCACTTTCATACCCAAACTCTTCCTTGTGTTTCTTTTGAAGTCCGGCAAGAAGCAGTTCCGGGAGAAGAGAAATCATCTTCTGAAGACTTCTCTCTTTTCCATCTGTAATCCCCTGTACCTTGTCTAGCACATCTGTTTTTGTAAGAAGTCCGTATCCAAATACAACCTTATATTCTTTTCCATGTACATTGAAAGTTACCATTTTATAATCCTCCCGATATATTTTATTAGTTAAGTGTCATTGCACCTGTGGAATCTGCTACTGCTTTTGCGGTATCTAAAGCCTGCGTAAGTTCGTCAGAAACAACTTTTGTATCAAGGCCTTTATACTCTTGAATAATGAGGGACAGCGGAATTGTTGCTGCTTCATTCTGTCCAATATCAGATAATGGAATATTTTTTCCTGGGTCTGCGATAACAAAGAAAGCATCCTCGAGGTCTGGAAATACAACTTCAAACCAAACTCTAAATCCTTTTGTCTTTCCTGTTGCCGCATCAGTCATAAGCTTCTTTAGCGCTGTGATAACATCAGCATTAAGGTTGAATGTTACATCCCAAGTACCACCAGTATCCTGTCTACCGGATGCGTACTGTGTAATGAAGTCTTCGAGTGCGGATACGTCAATCTGTTCTGTATCAAGAGAAATTCCACCAATAGAACTACATCTTTTTAACCAGGTGAATGCAGTTGGCTTCGTTCCTTTAACGGTTTCAACACCGTAATGAAAAGTTACGCCAAGTGTTGTTAAATCTGCCATTTTAATAGGCTCCTTTCTTTAATTTAAGCTTTATGCACGTAACCCTGTGCCGGGAGATAGCGGATCACCGCCTTTCTACTCTTCTTTTCCTGCTTGCTTAATAATTTGATTTACATAATTACTTAATCCGGCAACGATAACGCCTTGTGTAATTGCGGTAAACAGTGCCATTGCAACTTCCTGTGAACCGGAAACTGTAGATGTTGCAAAAACATAAAGACCGCAAATTAATACACCAAGAATTCCTAAAATCATTGGAATAAATTTGTCAGAAATATTCTCTGACTTTTTAATCATTTCTCCGATAAAATAAAGAAATACAACGACAATAAGTAATTCTGGCTTTACATAACTTAAAATCTGATCCATAATCTCACCTCGCTTTCGTTTTAGGCATAAAAAAAGAACGTCTATGCGTTCATTGGGTTTAAAGTAATTTTCCTGTATATATTCGGCTGTATCGGCTCACAAGCTTTTTGATTCCACTATCACCAAAAAACATAGGTTCCGGTCCGTATGTGCGACGAAATCCCATGCTCACCATAGCTTGGTGGCTTATTTTGTCCAATTCATACAATCTGGTTAATGCTTTACTCCCAGAGGTGAAACAATTTACTTGAAATGATGGCATTGTTGCGCATTCATCCCCTTCAAGGTCACCTCTCGTAATTGGATTTCCGAGCATATAAAGCTGTGCATATGCTTTTTTTTCGGAAGCATTTGTCTCGCTCCCATCCATGGAATAATTGTCTGCGCCAGTAATCTTAGAAACAGCCGCTCCCCACCTTGAAAAAACTTCTAATACAGGGGATTCTATTGTGTCTGGCATATCTGTCACCTCACAATAAAAAATGCGCCCACTTTTATGGTGAACGCATTGCATTTTATGCTACAATTTAACACTGTAATGATAACATAATTGGTCGGTATCATTCAGTATATTATGGTATCTTCTTTAAGAAGAGAATACCTCTTTGGCAATTTTGCGGATATTCTGAATGATTTCTACACTGGCTTTATACATTGGCATTGTAGCTTCTGTACCGTAAGAGCGAACCCATTCTCCAGAATCAGAAACATATACCCAGGAATCGTTTTTTCCTTTTCCTTGTCCGTAAGAACCGATTGTATAACCAAATTCTTCTCCTTTTGGATGCGGACTAGAACCTGCTGTGCCATTGTAGTGAATACCTGCACCGAACTCTATAAACAAAAGGTCTATTCCTTCGCATATTAAATGGGCTTCTGCATAGTTTCCAAAACTGTTAATTTTGATGTAAGTATTATGGTTCTTATCGGAATCGCCTTGTGCTGCTAAAATATTTTGATTAATGACTGGAATCCCTAATTCACATAATCTTTTTATGAAGATTTCGTTTTTATTTCTTAAAGATTTTTGATAATTTTTTATTTCATCAATAGCTTTTCGGATTGACTTTTGTGATAAGGTACACTTTATCTTCTTACCCATCTTCATTTCCTCTCTTAGAAATTCCGTATCTGGCAATATTGCCCTTTTGTGTGTCTAAAATCTTCTTTAGTGTGTAGTCTGGCAATACTGCAGGCTCTCCATTTTCGTCCAAAATAAGGCTTCCATCCTCGCTTATTTGTGGGATTCTGTCTATCCAAAATATATCTGCTTCCTGTGGGTGAAAATTTCGATTAAAGCTTGTAATATACCTGTCATAATCTGGCACTATTCCGGCTGCGATTTCTTCCGGTGTTCCGGCTGTAGATGATACGGAAAAAGAAAATAGAACTGGTTTCTCATAAACCTTAATGCGGTCTAATCCTTGTGTTTTCTCGGATATTCGTGACCAATATACTTTTTGCTTTTGGCGAACTAATCCTCTCATGCAATCATCCTTTCTGCTCCAACAGGGGCTACATATGTGAATTGGTTTCCCAAAATATCTCTGGCCGTACCAATCACGAAATGGCCGTAGTCTGCCAGAATATTGCATACAAATTCCTCTGCGTCCACCCAATATCGTTTCTTAACCATACGGTGAAGCTCTGGCAGTAAACCATAGCTGAACATTACACAATGTCCTAACTCATGGATAAATACACGGTTCAAAAGTTCGCCATGCAGGTTGTTTGCAATCGAAATTGTCATTGTGGAGTAATCAGATACAGCAAGTGTCCTCTGCCCTGTACGGTCAATCAAAACATTATCATTGGGAGAAACAAAGCGCACTCTCCATAAGTCCCCGTTCATGTAAAATTGTCTTAGCATGGCTTATCACCATCCTTTTCTCAACTAAAAAGCCCCTGCCGCACTACTGCAACAAGGGCTTAATCAATATTGTAATCATGTCATTTGCTGAACCAAACGGCTCAGGTCAGTTTTCATCTGCTGTCTGAGCGTTGCATCTGCATCCGACCACATTTCCGTAAGGTTACGAATAATATCTGATGTGTATTCTTTCATGGAATCATCCATTTTTCTCTTGGATTCAGCATCCTTAGAATCATGATAGTGTCTACGATTCTCATCGTATTTATCATAAGATTCTCCGTATCTGGACTTCTTCCAATTCATATTCATACCATCATTTTCCATATCACTACGATCTGGATGATATCCCATGCGGTACATATTGCGCTCAAATTCTGGATTGTTTAAATACTCATCCATCCAGTCATCATCCTGCATATACAGATACGGTCTATAGCCTTTTCTGGTTCCCCTACCTTTTGGAGCGAAACGCCCATTTGAATAGCGGTAACGGTCATATCCCATGCGTCCAAGATACTTTTCTTCCTGTTCGCATTCATCCATGGCTTCTACAATACGATAATCTTTGTCAGCGCAAATTGCACATTTAACCGCTTCCATGCAGTCTTTCAGATCGTCCCAGTCTTGAGCGCTGAGATTATCAAAGCCATGTGTTTTTGCTTTTTCCATAGCCCATTTTCCCATTTCCATTGCAACTTTATGCATTACAGTGCCCCCTTTCTAACAGCCTGCGTAACAGGTGCTTCTGTCGTTGGGGCTGTACCATTAATTGCTTTCAAATTGTTGCTCGGACTACAAGCCGGATTTCCTAACATCTTGAATACTCCGCCAGTTGCACTTGTAGCTACTCTGGTTGCGTACTTCGTTCTGGTTCTTATTCCACAAGCCGTAATCTGTGCACAGCAACGATTTTCTAGCGGATACAAAGTTGTTCCTGTTCCTATCTGAATCATTACCGGAGCAGTAATTGTAGTGGCTTCTGGTATACTTTGTGCAACAACAATACAATATTTCTCTCCATTGTTGTAACTGCCTTCTGGGAGTGTGATTACAAGATTACCTCCTGTAAACGCAACAGCTTGGCTTATTACAAGACGGTTGCAGAGCTTACAAACATTTTTACAACTCATATTTCTACCTCTCAATCAAAATAAGAGGTGAGCCGCAACCCACCTCTTAGAATTTAGTCAACCTCTAAGGGTGAGTTACTTAGCAACAACCGTTACCATATGTATTACATCCTGCGTATGCATATGGAGCTGGAACCTGGAATGCAGGAATCGGAGCCGGGTTGATTGCATTGATTAATCTCTGAGCCTGTGCGTACATCTCTGTTGTAAGCAATGCAGACTGGCGATCCTGGGATGCAGCACGTTTCAGATCAGAGTTCTCTGCCTGTAATGTTGCAATCTTATCGTTAGTCAGGAAGTCAAGGATTGCTCTTGTGTTGCTGTTCTGGTTTTCCAGAAGATCTCTGGTGTTGTTGTTCATTGTGTTCTGAAGA